CATAAGCATCTAATCCTGAACTGCCAGTTCTTGATCCGATTATAAATCCAGACGTTATGGAACTCGTAATTTTAGGGGCAGATATGGCATTGTTTACATCAACATATAAAGTAGTTGCTGTTTCGCTTCCAATCAATACAATTTTAGAAGTGCCTCCATTTGCCGTAGTAGCATACGCTCCATTTACTTTATTGACTCCACGCTGTAATGTTTTAAAGTAAATACCGTACGATGCTGAGTTTTGAGACCAAGTTACTTTTTGCGTTGAAGGGGTATAATTCTGCTCAATGTAATTACTTGTACCATTGAATGTAATTCCATCATTTGCAGCGAACGTAGGTGAATTAACAGCCGTTGCGTCATGTGATCTTTTCACCATATTCCGCAATGCACTTTCCAAAGTCTCACTACCATAGAAGCGCATATAATCAAATGCCTGACTCAAAGCTGTAATTGCAAGCCCTGATTTAAGAGTAACCATAAAACTATTAATCTTAGTCAGAGTCGGAGTTGATAATGGAGTTGTTAACTCATTGATGTAATCAATCAATTCGTTTTCATAGCCTGTCGTATTATAATTCATCAGAACAATTGAAGTATAAGGCTGAAGGGTTATGTCCTCATTTTCGTATTCAGTTCCAAAATAGTCAAATACCGGAGTTGTAACACTTATAACAATAGGTGAAGATGTTGCATTATATTCAAATCTAAAATCTGATTCAACCAAAACGGAATAAGGTGGTAAGAATGAATTTGTATCCTGACCGGAGAAAGTACGCCACTGTGCAACCGTGAATGTTTGATTTACATTCGATGGTTGATTGACATACATTACATCAGTCTGAGCAATTGGTCTGAAATAATAGTTTCTGTCAGCAGTTCCAAAAGTTTGAACATCATCCCAATTACTTGAAAATGCCAATAATTTATGTGTTGCAACTTTTGCAATCATTATATTATCGAACACCTCTACATCGTGAATACTATCTTCTGCATTTGTATTCTGGAACCAAATACCCATTGAATTATCATACATCGTATTGTTGCTATACTCAACAAAATCGCCATCGTGATGATGGATTCCTGCTCTGGTGCAATGTGCAACCGTAGTCATTGCCCCTGGCGTTACGATTGTGATCCGTCTATTTAGTTTGCCTGTGTTCATGCGAATACTTTATCTTCGTTCATAATACATAAAATAAAATGGTTTGCCCTGAGCGCGATGATCTGACGGGAAGCGGGGCAAACAACTACATTAAACAATATTTTGCCAAATTTGCATACGCATTTTCATTAAGTTCTGAAATTGACCCCTCAAAAGTATTACCACGGTTCCGGTATTTCTCATCAATGATTTTTAGAAGTTCAAGTTTTAACCCAACCGGACACGATCCTGAAGTTACATACTTAATGTAAATTCCTTGCTGATCTTCACCGCTAAGATAAGTATATTCCGGATAAATAATAAACTGAGTTAATCCGGTTTTTTTGTATGAAGTTGAAATAACATCGTTAATCTTAACCTCAGTAATCGAAGCGTGTTCAGGATAAGGCAAAATAATTTCTTCGGGTATCTCGTCGTTGAAATATTCGATTGTTGAAGCAATTAATGATAACCCAGTAAATTCCTCTACTTGCTCGCGTACACCTGAAATTAGCATCGAGATAAGCGTATCTTCATCCGGATAATCAACCTTTAACCATGCTTTTGCTTCGGCCAATGTTATCGGCTCTGATCCTGTCGTTGTTATTTTTGGTTTCATATATTATAGTTTTTTGGTTCAACTTGTCCTAAAGTCGAACTAAGCCGATGCTGGAATTTCCGTATAAACTATGTTGTTATTTTCTAATCCTGCACCAATAGCAATTGCTGGACTTCCTTCTTGTAAAGAATAATTACCAACTGAAGGATCTATAAACAAAGGGTCTCCAACTACGGAATTAATATCTAATGTTGCATTGGCAGATTTATATGCATAAAATGTTGAATAAGCTACGTTGTTATTTTTTATTTCTAATGTATTTGAACTAACAACATTATTTTCACTTGCAATAATATATGATCCTGCCGGACAGCTATACAACGTATCCATGCCATTTACAACATTATATGTTGAGTTGATTTGAACACCTGTTGATCTGCACAATACGAATCTTTGCCATCCGGTACTACCGGAAAGTATTGATATTGCGCTTTTAGTTATATTAATTACCCCTGCGCCATAGATAACCGCATCGTTTTCTCGATTTACATTTGCCCTTAATCCAGATATATTCAGCGAAGAAGAAGTAGAGTCTATTGATCTTGTTGTTTGTTTATTATTATTTGAATCATACCCGTCTATTCTGCAATTAACTATATTAGCAGTAGTCGATTCCGGTACAAATCCCTTTCCTATAACTGAGGCAAAACATCTGGTTGCATTCATAACAATTGTATTATTTGCCCCAAATGCTTGACCTATAAATGTTACAGAACAATCAATAAAACTTACTGAATCAAATGGCATTGAATTTCCAGACGTATGATTCGTGAATGCGCTCCCTCCATCCGTAGTATTTGAACCCCTTGCCGTGCATCTTTCCCAAACTACTGACTTACCCCTACCATCAACAGAGTATCCAACAAACATCGCATATTGAACCCTGCTTGGCTCATCAGCCTTCCATGCAAAACAATCGGTTACAGTACCATAATTGATAAAGAAATTGTGTTTCGCTCCATCTTCGAACACGCAATCATAAACCGTTCCATTTTCATGTATTTCTGTTGATCCGTTTGGATGTGCATTTCTTTTTGTGTGTAATCCAAAAACAGTACAGTTGTTGTTTACAACTAAGCCCCAATTCCGCGTACTTGCATCATATATCTTTGTGTTAGTAATTGGACTACTCGAATCTGAGGTGTGTACGTAAAATGTAATATTTCCTGCACCACTAGAGGTGGGGACATAATAACTTCCGGGTGTAGAATCAACAAGAGCTAATGATGTAACATATTTTAACCTTAACCCATTTTCCCACATCGAAAGGTAAAACAAAGATTCTACCTGATGTGCGTGTATGTATTGATAAACATTCGTGTAACCTCCATCTTTTACGAAATTGGCACTTACGCATTGATCGGCACAATCTATAATAGGCTTTGCTCCAAACCCATACGACCCAATTGTGAGGTCATTAATATTATGTAGGTTTAATTCTTCCCTGAAATATGACCCTTTAGCTATACCAATCTTATCTCCTGAAACAATTTCTGGTAATGCTGCAATAGTTTTTTTTGCCTGAGATGGAGATAGACCTGAATCCAAATCATTGCCGTTCACGCTATCTAAGTAATACTTAAATTGATTCAAATTTGTCCACTGTTGAACCAAAGCAGGTATCTTCGTGCTTATCTTTGTGTTAATCTTCGTATTCATATCAATTATAGATATAAGCTACGGTTCCTGTTGTTGCCCCTGCAAAAAGGATACGCCAATAGATACCAGGATCAGCTTCGAAAGATTTTATCATTACAGTATCATCAACCAATGTATCTGTAATGTCAGTGCCAGATTCCTGAGCATTATCCCAATTTACTTTATCAAGCGAAAATTGAAGATTAAACGTTGTATCTGCACTTAGGTTAGCACAAAGCATCTGAACTGTGAATACACCTTTAAGCGGTACCGCTGCGCCAAATGATCGAATGGCTGCTAACAAAATTGATCCTGTTACTTTTGGCATGACTATTTATTTTTATTGCGTTTATACTTTGGTTCGATTGCTTTGTTGAGTGCGGATGATAAATCGCTACCCTTAATTGTTACGGTTATGGGCGCTGATTGTTGTTCTGGAATCGGCTCAACATATCCATGTTCAATCATGTATCTTGCACTCGATTCTGATAGTTTAACTTCAGATCTAACTTCTATACCTGCGTATTCTTTAATCACTTTGTATTTCATGACTATATTTTTGATGTGAACCGTACAGGGGAAACGATCCCCTGTTAATTCCAAATACGGTTATTGCTTTTTCTTAATCAGAATCTTCCCTGTACATACGGTCGTTCCGCTTCCGGATGATAGTAATTTTATTCGGTAGTACCTAAACTGACTTGATTCCAACGCCCACGCATAATTGGCAACTGTCCCTGCATTATTCAAAGTGATAGCAGAACCATAATTATACCATGTAGAGTTATCATCTGATACTTGAATTGCACCTGTTACAGTACTTGTTCCGGTCGCCGATCCAGCCATTTGTAATCCGATTGTATAATTACCCTGAATTGCTACTGGAGTGGCAATAGTTAGATAATCAGTTTCAGTGTCGGTAACAGTTGCGCCAACGAGCGAAGTAATCCCGCCAACAGTTTGCGCCTGACTGAACATTGTAATCAGTCCAAAAATCGCGATAAAAATAAACTTTTTCATATTTTATGAGTGTGTTAAGGCCGGATATTTCACCAGCCTATTTTGGTTATACAAATGTAATAGCGGCAATTGCTGCGGCAATGTCAGCAACGTGAATCAAGGCGGTTTTATCCGGACCTTCAACAACTACCTGATTTCTCAGGAACAGAACGGCCGTATAAGTGTCATCCACGAAGTCAGTACCATTCATTTGAGAGAATTTTACTTCAAGATTACGTTTCCACCACAACTGAATCTTTGCAGAGTCGGCAATAGTCATCGTGTTCACAGTAACAGCGGTTGATTTAACAACATTCAACCCTGAGATTGAATACTGACCGTTCACATCTTTCACGAAAAGGTACTGACCCTGATTGTCTTTTGCACGTTTGAATTTGCCGAAGTCTTTAGGATTCATCCAAAGAACGTTCATTCCGCGTTGCTCTGACAGTTCGCCCTGTAAAATCATATCGTCAATCAAATCGCCGATATTGGCATCGACTACGCCGTTTGCGCCAGTTGTTCCGGTAGTTGCAGCACTATAAGCGGTTGCGTGACCTTTAATACCATAAATATGGTTAGGATTCACACCGTCTGAACCGTCCCCCCCATAACATTCAAGGTCAGTAAATAACATTGCTTTTTCCTGCATTTTCATACGGAAAGCAGAAGCAACATATTCAGCATCTTCCAAAAGTTCAGCAGTAAGCGGCAATTTTGCGCTGATCTTACACATTGCGCGAGTCTTTTCGGTAGCGGTACCAGCGTCAGCGGTTGCCTGCCCAGTTCCTTCGCCAACGTAACCCACGTTCGAAGTGTAAGCACCTTCTACCCACAATACGCGGTTTTTATCGTTTCCGATAACACCAACATTAAGATAAGGCATGAAAGCAAGCGCACGTTCAGGGTTAAATTTAACCTGCAATCGCTGTTGAGTCATGTTGATAGTTCCGGTAATGTCGGATGTTGCAGCTTTAACCTGGAACATACTTTTAGTCTTAAATCCGGCAGCTTTTGCATCTTTGAATTCTTTAGAGTCGAACAGTTGACGAATAGACTTTTCAAGTGAAACGGCTTCATCCTCGTTCTTTTGCATCCTTGACTTCTGAATCTCGATATTCTGATCGTCTAGTTGTTTTTGCATGATCGGAATAAGCGCGGCCAGTCCTTTTGTTTCTTTACCGTCTCCCTGAATCATTGTTTTCAGTTCAGTAAGCAATTCGCCATCTTTGGCGGCTTCAATCAATGACTTTACTTTTGCCTGAATTTCACCAGACTGTTTTTCCATCCACTCACCAAATGACTTAGACTGTTCTTCACTGAAACCAGCGAGAATAAAAGGTGACATCATAATGACACCTGATCCGGCAGCGGTATTAATGCAAGCAAAAACCACCGCGATAAGCAAAACGGCCATTAGGCCAAATACCCATTTAAATAATGGAATACGAAATAAATTTTTCATTTTATAAATTTAAATTGTTTGTAAAAAAGTTTGAATCAAAAATTATTGATTTTGTCGGCGCATCGTCTGATGGGTGCATATCGCGGCGCATCGTTTCAATGAGTGACTGTAAATGCTTATGTATTAATTCAATGTTTTCAAGTTTTGCATCTGTGAATTTGCAGTTTAAAAGGTTGGTGTAAAATATTTCTTCTTTTACCAACGCTTCGAAATCCAATTCCTCAAATGACTTAATACCGGTAGTTAATGCTCCAGGATGAGCGGCCATCTTTGTCAGGGTTGAAAGTTCGAATAGATAAACTTCTTTAAGATGGTTAAATCCATCGGCTGACTTCTGCTGACGAACCGGAACGTACCCGATTGAGTGACCCATTGACTTTTTAGCCTCAGCCATTGCCTTATACTCTTCGTAGGTTTCAAGTCCTAACTGAGTTTTAAGGATCAATTTTGACTTAGCAAGCAATCCAGTTCCGTCCTCTGAAAGTTCATGAATTACTCCAGGCATCAATGTTGAATCATGGTTTTTATAATGCTGAATCTCTGAAAAGTTTTCAGTAATGGTTTTAGTGTATGCCCCTGGATCGACTATATCTTTCACACGATCAGCCGTATTAAGTATCGACCCGTAAAAGCTGACTACTCCTTTTTCATCAATGTCCTTTACCTGAGTAATGCAATATTTATATAACATATCTCTAAATTTTACTTTTACTGGCATATTCCATGTAAATTTTCGTTAAATGTAAATATTTATTTCATATTTACAAAATTTCGTGTAAAACTGTACACCTACAATTCACAACTTCTTCAGCACTCCCGGCGGGGTCTCCTGGGAACAGTAACCCATTTGCGAAACGTTCATCTTTCTTGTATCCTCCACGCTGAATAGAATCCTGTTCAGCCATTATATGCGTTGGCCTGATCCCTTGCAAATGTGAGGTACTCCAATACTTCCTGTACTCCAATCCGGTCGAGTCGGCTGCGTAGGTTGAAGCCTGATTACTTGCGCTTATCATTTCAGTCTGTGCGATTGCCTTTGCCCTGGCGCGAACGTTGCCGCGAATACTGGCACCTATTGCATCAGTGAGTGATTGACGTATTTTATCAATCCCATATCCACCCAATTCGCCCTCAGTCATTACCGATTGAACAACTGTATTTATCCGGTCTGCAGTTGTATTTGTGATTGTGTTAATTCGTTTGGCATAGTCAGATGTGCCGACAAGTTGTTGCATGTGCCTCTCGTAAATTGACAAATACAGATCATCTTCCAAAGATTTAACCTGATTACGTTGAGCCAACATATTTTTTCGCGTCATTTGGCCTAATCGCCCGGACATCGGATAAAAAGTACTGAAAAATTGCTTTATTGGTTGCTCGCTGATTTTAATGTCAATCCACATTGACGGAGGGAGTTCCTTGGCGCGGTCTAAGAATTGTGTGTACTGCGAACGCAAAGCGGCCTGAACTAATCGTATGCCTTTGCGCTCAATTGCGTTGCGGGTGCGGAGGTAGGTTATTTCGAATTTACGGGTGGCAGGTTTCATAGTTTTCCCTCTTCCAAAACATTGAAATCATATGGGCATCCTATATATTTTTCTGTACCTGAATAAATAGCATTAACCCATACACGGTAACGCCCTGATGCTGCCAATATTATTTTAAGGGTAACAGTCTGATCGTCGTCCATTAAAGTAGCATCCGTTGACGCTACCGTACCGTTAACATCTGTTTTTATAAGTACGGAAGATGCACCAGATAAATCAACTCCGGTATTTAATTCCAAATTCAAAGATGATCCCTTATAGTAATTACAACTCATAGTTAATAGTTTTAGTAATTTGAGAATATTCAGATAACACCTTATTGATAACTGAGTTTATATTTAAATCTTTCAAAATTAATGAATCCGCTTGTAATGTCAATTTTATTTCTTCAATTATTTCAACTATTACCGTGGTAAACATCTCTTCGTGTTCGGTAAATGCAGGATTAGCCGAAGCCAATGCGATCAACTCGGCTTGCAATTCTTCGATTTCATCAAATTGTCCTGACATAGCGGTTAAACATGATAATATCAAATATAAATTTTCTGACTCATCATACATTGCCGAAATGTTAGGCTTGCTTAATAGCGTTGATTCAATCACCTCAGCCTCAGTAAATACAGGCAATACACGTTCAAGTGTTTGAAACAACCATCCCGAATTATTACCACTATCCGTTGAACTTGCTCCTGCAAACCATTTATTGGCAGGTGTAGCAATAGAGTTTTTAACAGATATTCCATCAGTTTCAACTATATCTGTTCCCGTATAATTCAAAGTATGCGTGGCTGCTGTAATACTATCAATACTTGCCCCTGCTCCAATAGTAGCTTTTCCTATGTTTTGTGTTGTTCCTGCGGTAAACCTTACTTTTCTGCCAGCATCTATTATTAGTTCGGCTATTGTGTTTGAACCTGAAATGTCAAAGTTTCCGGTATGAGAACCTGATAATTGGATTTTGTTGTATGTTTTGCCTCCAAGAGAAGCAAGCATAGTAGAAGAACCACTACCAATACAGACAATTGTAGATGTTTCCGGAAATATATTTGCAGAAGAATTAATAGCTATTGCCGAAGTGATTGTTAATGTGTTATTGCCTAAATAAACAGATGATGCTGAACTCACATCTAGTCTATAGCCAGTATAAAAATAATTATTAAACTTAAACGCACCAGACGTAATTGAAAAACTACTTCCTGCAACTAGCGTGGTTATATCAGATACGGAATCATACACACCATTATAACAATTAACATCTACTCTATACACTGATTTATCGTAAAGATTTATATTAAAACCAGACCTCCCCATAAGCAAAACCCCGTTATTCCCACTCGGAGTAATATTCACCCCCAACACATAGCTCCCATAAACCTCAATAGCATTAGCAAGTGTCCAAGTAACTGAATTAGCAACCGCACTCATATCACAACTTCTACCAATACGAGGAACATTAACTGTTACTGTTGAAGTGCCTGTAAACGAACTAGCATCAAAATCCCAATCATCTTGTGGAAGTGGTACTCTACCTGCTGTTGTACGTGGTGAGAAGTCTGAAAACCATTTCGTAGCATCTGAAAAATTAACTGCTCCACTTGTATGTTTAAAATACTGTTTTTGTGCTGGTGTAAAAGTTATTCCTGAGTTACCACCACAATCACCTGAACCTCCTGTAATAGCCGATAAATCTCTGTTTGCTGAACCTGCTAAAGTTATATCTCTAAAATCTACATTAGAAGCTGTTATAGTTCCGTTGCAGGTTATTGTGCGAGGTGTGCCGATGGTGTTGGAGCGAACCAACGCCCTCACAGTTGTAGAATTTAGTCCAGTAAGTGTTAAATTATTGATTGTAATGTTTGTCCATAATTCCAAATAATTATCAATAGAAGATACACTTTGTCTTGTGATATTATAGAAATTTCCAGTAACAGAATTAAGAGTTCCGATAACAGCAATCGTTGGATTATTAAAATTAAAGGTAGAAGTATCTGCATTAAACGTTACTGTACCTCCATCTCTCCAAAATTGAATTAAATTTATAGTAGATGAACCACAAGTTAATGTAGAAGTTCCTGTTTGAAATCTTATACTGTTGCAAGTTATTGTCTTTCCATTAGTGTCTAATGTACCATTCGTAGGGTAAATATGTGTTCCCCCTAAATTACAATCATCCCCATTCGTGACAGTAATACCAACCCCATCAATATAAAGCCTATTAAGAGTTAAAAACAGATTACCGTTAGTTGTGATTGTACCTGTTCCTTTTTGATAATAATAAGCCGTGCCAGTAAAACTAAACTTTGAATAAGAACCATTCAGCGTTAAACTACCGTAATTACTAAAAGTATAAACCGAAGAAACAAGAGTAACAATAGCAGTTAAAGAAGAACTATCTAATGAACCAACCGAAGCTGCAACATCTAAAGTTAGATTCCCTGTGCCTGAATTAGCATCAAAGATTACAGCATCAGCAGATGTAGGCACAGAGAAACCTCCTGCACCGCCTGAAGCGTCAGACCAAATAGCAGTATTGCTCCAGTTCCTTGCACCTGTTCCAACTAAATATCTATTCGCCATCTATTCGGGGTTTATCAAACGTTTCGTGCCAACATAATTCGGTTGTAGCAATATCGTACACAACAAAAGCAGCAGCATTTTCGTACTCAGCATCTTCCAACTTGCTTTTAACCTTCTCAATAATTTCACTCATTGAAAGGGTCGAAATATCTTCATTAATAATGACCTGCCTGAGTGTAACTATTTTGCCTGTTACATTCACTCTTTTATGTGTAGGTTCAGGCACATAGGCCCCATCAACTATATACGCTGAAAAGTTTACATCAGAAGGATTAATTGCTCCAGATGAAACGTTCTTGTAGTAGTCGTTGAAAATAGTAGTTGCCATGTTAGCTTCCGGTGATGGTTAATGCTCCAGCTTCAATAATTGGTATATGATTTATTGTTGTAGTAATGTCATAAGCAAGGGTTTGTAAATGCATTTGGTTTCCACCAGATACAGCATCGTAAATTGCAACCTGATTACAGGTTGTCTCCCCTGCACCTGTTGACTTCGGGAAATTTACCTGAGCCACGTTTGAAACAACATTAGCATCACGGACAAAACCTGATCCTGATCTGGGAATTGGCTGACGTGCATAACTGGTATATGCTGTTTCTGTTCCGCTAACTAACAATGCCATATAAAGATTTCCGGCAGTTGCGGCAGCAGGCAATCCACTTGCATCGCCAATGTTGGTAATTGCGCTGTTCAGATAAATATGATCTAAACTTTTTTGAATGAAATAATTTGTACGTGTTGCCATAATATTTTATTTTTTATAGTCCCCAAAATCTTTAGCAGCGTTAGGATCGTCCAACGGATCGCCATAATCACTCAAAAAAGTATCACCCATGCCAATTACAGGCTCATCCATCAGTGGGTTATCAATAGGTTCTTTGCCTGTCACTTTGCGAATCTCATTGTACGACCATCCAGCGGCTTTCATCCAACCTACTTTAATTTCCATACCCTCCTGAAGTTCCTCAATGTCTGAGTAATCCCAATCCCAGTACAGTCCTTGATATTCTTGAATGTCGAAGATCGTACAAGCGTTCATACACTCAGCAATTGATGTCAAATTCGGCTGTATGCAGTCAGTCCATGCGGCTTTGCGCGCTTCCCTCATGTTGTTATAGGTCGCCTCGCCAATTCCGAATATTTGCCCGGGAATTTGATAAACGTTGCACAGTGCCTGAATACCTGCATTACTTGACTCAATGATAGTCATATCGGCAAGCTTTTGCCCTAAATCCAGTTTTCCAAATTTGTCTTTTAACACTAACGGCAATGATCTATTATTTTCCTTTGCAGCGTTTTTGATCTTCTTAACAATTTCATCGCGCTGCGGGTCTGTCATCCGGTTTTGCATCGGATCGGTTGAGGATTCCTTATACAAAATGTAAGGCGGTCCCTGGTTCTCGAATGCTTTTGTTTCGGTTATTTCAATCTGATTTAACTTTGATACGGTATTTGCAGCCGCGCGAAGTGGTGACATTCCGTGGAGCGTCCGCTCATCATTCCAATTCGGGTTAAATAGTTTGCCGTGATAGACTGATTCAACCGGCAATTCAATGTTGTAATTTCCTTCGATCTTATACCCTCGCACCGGATCAAATATACTGCCTTCAATTATTTCAACATCAGCAGCAGGAAGTAAATGCAATTCTGAAACCTTGCCTTTATTCGCTCCGGCATCTGGTGCCAGTTTATACACGAACCATTCACCAATCACCAATTTATAAATCAGCATTTGAGTAATGGCATCATTAGTGGTAAGTGATTTATTAAAACGATCACGAAACTTTAACAATTCATGTGTTTCGACTATATTACCGACCTTATCCTTTAGCACTAGTTTAGCCTGTTTACGCATTGCATCAATCCTTGAAACAATCGAATAAACAGTTGTATTCGCTGAATATCCTTTCTTCAGATAAGCGTCCGGATCATCTGGAATGTTGTTGACATTCCCTGAATGTATCCAGTACTCAAATACTGCGCGTGTTAATGGGTTTTTGTCTTTATTTCGGCTGAAGATGTTAAATAGTGCCATGTTCTGAAAGTTATTTTTGTCAAATATACAAAACTAAAAACTAATTTCAAATTTTAACATTTTTTAACACTTTAAAGTTGTGTAGTTAGCACAATAGTGCTATCTTTGAAGCATAGAAATAAACAAATAAAAACAAACGACATGAACGCAACTTTTTCAATATCAAAAATTATCACTGTAATTACAGGTTCAGAAGTTTATAATGTTAGTTTTTATGATTTTGCTAACGAAATATCTAAGTTTAATGAGATTACAGTTAAGGGTTATTTTAGTGCAACTAAATATTATAAATACATTGCAGTTATTTTAAACTCTGGTTTTGAATTATCAGAAAGTAGCTTTATTGACTATAAAAACGAAGGCAAAGACGTTGATTTTAGATTGACATATACAAAGTAAACTAACCATCACAACTGCGCTATCTGTATTACTGGCAACTATTTTGGGGCTTTTTTTTGTCACACATTTAGCCTAAATCCGTGACAGGTTATAATTCATCCCACCTAACATCAACACTTCCACCTGCCTGAGCGAAGTCACCAAGCGAATACGCATAACGGCAGGCGTCTTTAAGATGGTTCATCCAGTCTTTAGGCGTATTATCAAAACGTTTATTTGCAGTCTGTCTGTTTGGCGGCAATTCCTTCCATTGATAATATTTATTCTCACGAATCAGGTTTAAACTTGACTGAGTTACCAGTACTTTATGCGCCTTCAAAAAGTCAATACCGGCCATTATTGAACCTGCCCCCTTTTGCGCTTCAATTGCATTAATACCAAGCCGCCGCAACTCTTCAATACTTTTAGGCTCCGCAGAATCACAAATTACTACCTGTCCTTTGTACCCATCGGCAAACATAAACGATGCAATATCAGGATTAGTCAGTCCAACGCGATACAACCGCTCATCAAAATAGATTCTATTTTTCCATTTAATGGTTTTAACTATCGCCGTCGGATCATTTGAGAACCCGAAATCAAGCCCGTACCAGTGACCATCAATTTCAGGAAAACGCTCAATCTGTTCCCATATCGGAAATATGCGACCTTCAGTAATTCCACCCCACTCACCAAGCGCATATATTTTATAGTAGTTTTTATCAATATGCTGATAACCTTCTAACTCTGCCTTATATGCCTCATCAATGAATCTATTATCTTTGTAAGTAGTTCTGATTATATTTGTTTTCGCATTTACAGTTTCATTGTCAAAGAAATAAGACTTAATCCAATGTTCTTCATCAATCGGGTTAAATGTTAATGTAATTTGTAAGTTATCACGTCCCCGAAGTCGTAAGTTTAACTGACTAAAATCAGCCTGGGTTAATTCGCTTGCTTCCTCAATCCAAATACGCGTAATACCGGCAATAGATTTGATCTTTTCAGGATCATCCATCGACTTGAAAAGAATGCAGCTACCGTTTGAAAATTGAATGAATTGAGTTGATTTATTCTCAGTGTAAAAATCCTCTAAACCCCACGAATTAAGAATTGAGACAAACAAAGCGACTACCGAATCTTTAAGCGTAGTTCCTACTTTACGAATTACAAGTAATTTCTCCTGTTTTTGTAAACACCTGATTATTTCATGCTGCGTTTGTGTAAATGATTTTCCAGAACCAGCACCTCCGTAATTAATGACAAAACGCTTATCAGCTTTTTGCAAAGTACCGATAAGAGGATTAAATATTTCGTCTCGATGTTTATTTAGGTCGATTATCATTTAGTCGAACTTTGGCGGGCGAACGATTATTTCGCCTGTATGTTCGGTTTGCTGTTTATCCTGAAGACCCAAATCACGGGCAATAATGTTAGGATTTAAGAAGCCGGAAGCAGCACCCTCGAACTTATTATTGTAAATTATTTGCTCAATGCGCGTAACGACTGGAATAAAATCTATTCTATCTCTGTACAGCTTAAATCCTTTCACGCTTATGTCAATGAAATTACAAAGCCCCTCAATAGTCATTGGCCTCATTTTAGGAACTTCCATTAATTCTGCATAATCCTTATATTTGACTATTTCAGACGATTTTAAAGGATTGTTTTGTACCCATTCAAAATAATCATTACAAGCTTCTAAAAGTTGCTCAGGTGTTTCAAATATCTTATCCCGACCATCTTTAGACCTTAATTTCCAATATTCATTACCTTCAGGGGCTGCCATAACAAAAGTTTTAAAACTCAAAATTACTTTAATATTTCCTTAAAAGCAAGTGAGCAATATTCATCGTGTGTAAAATTGCAAAGTTTTGCACGTTCATCTGGTTCCATTATACGCAAAACATTTGGACATATAAGTCCATAAATAGCTTCATCATGATACATTGCGGCCTTTTCTTCAGTATCATAAAACCCAATAATTTCAATACTACCCAATACAGAAACTTCAGCTTTCCAAAGATTTTCTTTTTCATCGAATGAAACACCTTTGTAAGTACCTGTTTTTTCTGAATGAACTTTTAGGTTTGATTCTCTTTTAACCTCAAGTGCAAAGTTTATCTTCTTTGTGTCATTACCGTTTAATTGCCTCGATTTCTCATCATAGGCTTTTGCTGCCAATAAATCAGATGAGAATACGCCAACATTTATAACCTTTCCTAAATGATAAATTTGAGCCTTAAATTGATCTCCTGATTTTGTAACACCTTTGTAACTCATAATATGTAAATTAAAAAATCCCTAAAAAACACGGTCAAGATGTTTGATAGGGATTCAGGTTTTGACACCTAATATCTTTGGTTGTTAATCTTGACCATTAACATCAGCAAATATATCAAAAAATTCTACACAAAACTAAAAAGATAGGAAATTAAAACCTATCCTAAAAAGATAGGTAAAAGATAGGCTTTAGATAGGTATCTAATCCTTATGAATAAAGGCGTTTTAGTATGTTAGTGTAAAAGTCTATCTAAATTTACTACTCTGCTGTATGTTTTAAATATAATTTATTTTTAAATTCATTTTTATTTTATATTATATTTATACTTTAGTCTAATATGTATAAAAAGATAGAATAATTCACTAAGCCAATTGTAGTAAGGTTTTAAGCTTGGTTAGGTAGCTATCTTTTGGGTGAAAAAGATAGGTTTATTTTGCTGTTTTCTATCTTTTGTCAATATATCGCTTTTTTGACTCAAATATAAAATAAAAATAAATTGCTGTTTTTCGTTATATTTAAAAATATATCAAATATATATAAAAATAGTTTTGAAATATAAAAAACAATTGTATATTTGCTGAACGATCAACGGCGATGTTGCCGGGGTAAAAACAAATCGATCATGAAAGAAAATTTAAGACGTTTGCAGTTAATTTTCAGGTTTACCAGATTAAAGCCTGAGATGTTTTATTGTATTCATTTTGATGGATACGAAATATCATTGCAGGGAAACCCTGAAGATATTGATGAGGAAAAGATTAAATTATTTAAGTTTGTTCGTGATCAAAGACAACCAAACTGGTATTTACGCAACGGCATCGGAATCGTACGACTATGAACCACATTTCCACATTACTCACCAAATTTTCAGACGAAATAACCCAATACGGCATAACTTCGGTAACAGTTACCGAAGGACGTGTTTACATTGAATCTACTGAAAAAATACCTTATGAATTGTTTAACGCTATTGAATGTGAATTGTTATGAAAAAAAACGACACTCTAACGGCTCAGACGCGCCAATTTAACGGATATACCATCACCGACTCAGGCATAGTATTCAGGCCAAACGGCACCGAAGTAACCGGGACACGTATCGGTAAAAATAACCATGTAATTATGACTTTAGGTGGGCAAACTATTTATTTGGCTAGATTGGTTTACTGTCTGTTTAATGGTCTGGATTACGATGCGTTTTGTGGTCGAATCCGATATTATGGCAGTTATGAAGATTGCTCGTTAAAAAACATCTTTGTCGTGTCAAAACCTGAACGGGAACCAGCAAAGCCGAAGCGAGTAATTGACTCATGGGAAATACGCACACTATTTTGCAGTGGATTATCTTCGGCTGAAATTTCGACAATGTTGAACATCCCTGTATCACGAATTAAATTTATGTGCCAGGGATTTGAGGGTTGTGGAATGGAAGAGATAACAAGGATCAAAGCGATAGTAAAAAGTTATCCATTGGACATATTTTAACTAAAAATAACGCTGATGTGTTGCGGAAGTTGGGGAGTTTGAAATAATTGCCTGTCAACGAAGCAACACAACCCCAATTTACCGCAACACAAAGTTAACAACAGTTATTATAATGGAATACAATCAGCAAACAAAAAGCTATCTCGAAGAAATGCAAGCTGTCAAAATTGATAGTAAGTATAAAATATTTCAGATTGACTTTCACAACATGAAAGCATTTGTAAACAAACAAGATACCTACAAAAAGAGAAATGGGAAAACGTGCCATGTCGAACATCATTTTGGTAGATGGATTTCATTCACCAAAGAAGATATTAGTCACGGAATGCGTAATTATACTACTTATGATAGTAGCGTACATGGTCTTGAAGAAATAAAAGGTAAAGCTCCGTGTAAATATCTCAGTCAAGATGTCAAACAACGATTAGTCAGCGAATATGTGCTGACAATATAATTGTTGTTAACAGTGACGGCTACACGCAGGATGGGATTACGTGCAAAATTCCATCCGAGTTGCGATACTGCACATGCGAAACTCAAACGCTCGAACACTTTCAGCCGCCCAGCTTGCCGGGTATTTGGCTGTTATGGGGAGGGCTTCAAAATCTGTCAAATGTCAAATTACACTCAAAAAGCAAAAGAACTAAAAGCGCAATTTGGGGACAATGCAAAATATGTTGTTTCTGAAATTGTCGATGCCCTAAAAGTTACAACCGGACACTTAACCATCAAGCCGCTACTTGAAAGACAAGAGCTTCAAATGGATTTCGATTTCTGGTCAGATGTTAAAAGTGAAATTGAAAGAATAAAATCAGAGTCAGAAAAGAAAAAGATTTGCTATCAAATGAATTGCGGTATTCATCCACCAATAGGAGTTTGCCAAATTTCATACCGATGTTCAGCATTTCTTTCTGAACCTATTTAAGACAACAAACTTATCACAGAGCTTTAGCCTTACCCATAACGCTGACGTATTGGCGCAGTTGCCGATTTTGAAAAACAAATTTGTCAAATTACTTAAAAATAAATTAAATGAACAAAAATTCGCAAACCAACACAACGGCAATTGACGCTAATACGAAGTTATATGCCGCTTTTATTCAGATTCCACTTGACATTGAAGGGTCAAATCTTCAAAAAACTGGTTGGATTCCGTCAGAGCAAGATCGTAAATTTATGGATGATGATAATTACGAACTTGCCAAAAAAGAGGCAGAAGAAAAGAACGCAAAAGTAATGTTTACAAACGTTATTTTACAATGGGATAGCTGTGATTGTGGAGATGGCTATGGATGCTCACACGGAAGCTATGTTTATGAAATACTCATTAAAAATGAAGATAAAACCCATAAAATTGATATGGAAGAGGATTTTATTTGCTTTCAAAATAATGGGTTCTATGGATGTCTGCCGATTGCTACTTCTACAATATTTGATTTCTATCGAATGTGTCAATTAACCGAAATTCAGATAGAATTGTCAGATTATGCGAAGTCCCTTTTAAGTGGCATATAACGATCTAGGCTACACGTCAGGGCTGGATTACGAGTAAATAACTGTCAAAAACCAATAATGTATGAACGAAAAGATGAACTTGAATAACGCACCGCTGCCAGACTTGCGGGTAGACGAAGTTAACGCCCAGCCATTTCGTCACGGCTCATTATTTTCCGGTATCGGTGGCTTTGATCTAGCTGCTGAATGGATGGGATGGGAAAACGTCTTTCATTGCGAGTGGAACGAATTTGGAAAGAAAGTATTGAATTATTATTGGCCTAAAGCTATAAGTTATGACGACATCACAAAAACAGACTTCACTATTCACAGAGGAAACATTGACATCCTTACGGGTGGATTTCCATGCCAACCATACAGCATGGCCGGAAAACGGCTCGGAAAAGAAGATGAAAGGCATTTATTTCCCGAAATGCTTAGAGCAATACGGGAGATTGCCCCGCGCTACATTGTGGGGGAAAACGTTTATGGCCTCGTTAATTGGAACGGGGGAATGGTTTTCAACGAGGTGCAAGCTGACTTGGAAGCTGAAGGGTACGAAGTCGCACCGGTTATACTTCCAGCTTGTGCCATTAATGCTCCACACAGACGAGAGAGAATCTTCTTTGTGGCCTACGCCAACAAGCGTACAACGGGATCATCCCGAACGGGTGGAGAAGTTGAAAGCAACCGGAGCAACAACAATGATGAGCAGAAAGAACGGGGAAAACAGACCGAACAGCATAATAGATGCGGCGATGTTTTACGGACTATTACCAACGCCAAATACGAACCCATCGAACCGAAAATTGAACGAGAACGGCCAGAGTGTGAGTGCGAAGGGAATGAAATACTGCAGATCAATACAACAGATGTTCAATGCCGGACTTTTACCGACACCGGATGCAGCAAGCGGCAAAACGGGTTACATGGGAAAGAACAGGGAAGGGAAGCAACAAAATTTGGAGACAGTTATACGAAATATGGACGATTCTCTAAATTCCCAATTACTGAACCCACAATTTGTGGGGGAAATGATGGGGTTTCCTCCCAACTGGACGGAATTACCTTTCCTAAATGGAGAAATGAATCTATCAAAGCCTACGGGAACGCAATAGTTCCCCAGGTTGTCTATCAAATTTTCAACGCTATATCTGGCCACGAAGCGGAATATGGTTGGCGTTAACGTTTCCGCTATGCGCTGGCGGGGATTAGAAGCGCAAAAGTATCAAAATACACAAAACTAAAATAGAATGACAGACTTACAAAATAGCACTACACCCCCGCTTGCGTATAGCGAGTGTTATGTGCAGCCTTTTTTTTCTTTTTACAATGCCGACAATATGGCTATAATGAAAACCTTTAAAGACAAAGAGTTTGATTTGGCTATTGTTGACCCGCCTTATGGTATTAATGCCCCAAATATGGCAGCGACACCATGCCAAAGAAGAAATAATAATAAAAGGTTAAACGGTGGTTCTGGAAAGTTGAAATACCGAAAACTAAATACAGCAAATTGCGATTGGGACAATGCCGTGCCAACTGATGAATATTTTACTGAACTAAAACGAATAAGTAAACAGCAAATTATTTGGGGTGGCAACTATTTTAACTTACCGCCAAGCCGTTGTATTTTATGTTGGGATAAGGTGCAACCTTGGGAAAACTTTAGCCAAGTTGAACTTGCTTGGACTTCTTTTGATAGCCCTGCACAACTTTACCGATATGATAACAGAACAGGCGATAAAATACACCCAACGCAAAAGCCTGTACAACTTTACGAATGGATTTTAAATAAATACGCAAATGAAAACTTTAAGATTATTGACACCCACTTAGGAAGTGGAAGCATAGCAATAGCAATAGACAAAGCAAACACCTTAGATAAAAAGAACCTGACATTTGTCGGCATTGAACTTGACCCCGACTATTTTCGGGCGGCAGTAGAACGATTCAAGAACCACAAACGCCAATGCGTGCTTTTTTAAGGTTGCACATAACGGTACTGTGCTACACGTCAGTAGCGGATTTGAAACATATAACTGTCAAATTACTAATAACTTAAAACAATGAACGAAACTACAAAAACCGATGCTGCCGCTATTGCGGGTAGCAACATGTTAGCAATAGGGCTATTTATCTGCAACGATAAAGACGGAAAACCCTGTACAATTGGAGATAGAGTCAGAATTACAGAGCCGAAAAGTCGAGTTTTTAGCATTGAAAAGGGAATTGTAATGGAAGGAAATTCAACTGTTTATGAGGGAATGTTACTCATGGACATTAAGCAAGGATTTTACCTTAAAGGCAAGGGTATTCATTTTCAACCCCCATTTAATGAAACTCCGTCAAGATTCAACGGTCGAGAAACTTGGATTTGGGAACGCCTTTAACCTTGTTGCTAACGGGTTAGATAACGGCAGGGGCGGGTTTGAAACAATGTCCAACGCATAAACCCGATACTGCCGCACTTGACCGTTATTGAAAGTTATCGTTCCGGTTTTTCAATCACTTAATCAAAATTATATGTACGATATTAGTTTAGATGAAATTTCAAAAAGAATCACGGATGCAGTATTGGCACAACCATACATCAACCGTGACAAACTACAAACTTTAATCAGACCTATTTTAAAAGTCTGGCTGAAAAGTACCGATGAGTTTAAGAGCCAAAAAGCAAACAAAACAAAGCTCCAGTTTACAATTGAAAACAGAGAAGTACAACAAAAATTTTGGCTTTCTAAAGTTCGTGAATTGGTTGGAAATAAAAATATGCAACCTTTTTATGATGAGCTTGACCACATACTTATTGAACAAGGTTATAAATCTAAAAATTAACATTATGGACGAAAAACAACAAGCAAGAGAATTGTACGCAATACAACAACAGCCGGGAATGGGAAGTATATTTAAAAGTTTATTTGATGGAAGTAAAGGCGATCCAGTTAAAAACTGCGCTTTGTTTAAAGAACAAGGATGCGCTCACGTAGATGGGATGCTTTGCGACTTTCCGAATTGTCAAATGAACGAAAAATATATTGCAGGAAAGAAATCACAAGAATTTGAGGCTTATACTAAAGTCCATGACAAGAAACTCGATAGGGTCACAAAGTCAAATTACACAAAGCCTAAAAAGAAACGAAAATGAATCAACGCAGCGTCCTAAACTGGACGATAACTTGTAAATAGCGGAAAGTTTATAGTACTTTTTAGGTACTCGAATTTTCTAATCAAAAAGTAAAATACAAGTTAATCAATTTATTAAAAAACGAATTAAACAATATCGGTTGAAAAATCGGTCAAATTTTTAGGAAACGATTTTAAATCAAACCGTTTCAGTTAATAAATGTTAAAAAGATTCGAATATTGGAGTATTCACCCCTAAAAATAATTAATTTATTTTCTTTTACCTATTGCGTATTTAAAACAATTGTGCTATATTTGTGTCAATCAAATTACAAATCCTAATCAAATGAGAACACTAAAAGTAGAATTTACCGAAGCTGAGATTAACGCACTTGTTAATCAAATTTGCGAAATGGCAGGAAACAACGATAAATGCCATGAAAAATCAGGACATTCTTTTATCAATAAATTTAATGATGAATTGAATTTTCACGTTAAAGTACTTATCAATGATGAGTGTAACTCTCGTTATGTATCAACTGATATTCAGTTAATAACAGTCGAAGGATTTTATCCGGTTGAATCAAACATTAATTACGAAATTGAGGACAAAATAAACAAAGCATTAATTGCTGAATTTCATAAAAATAATTAATCAGTCCACACGGGCATAACCCCTTTGCTATCGGGATGACGGGCAAAAAAACAAATGGAAAAAATCGAATTAATCAAACTTGGCTCACCAGACTTTCATGAGTCAATTGGTGTACTGCCTAAATGGAGGGTCGGAGACTCGGCCGGAGACGGTAAAAATGAAATTTACCCGTATTATGATGCGGATCAGTGCGAAACTATTTTGGATGAGGTTTGCGGAATTGGTGGCTGGGGTAATGAGTACCGCGAAGTTGCCGGAATACTTTTTTGCTCAATCCAGATTATGACCGATGGAGGCATGATTGAAAAATCAGATGCAGGAGGTGCAAGGGCATCACGCAAGAAATCAATTGAACAAGTCGATAAAGACACGTTCGAAGCAAAGACAGCCGCTTCAAGTGCGTTTGTTCGCGCTGCTGCAAAATGGGGAATTGGTCGGCATTTGGAAATACTTCCAAAGATTCAACTGAAGGCTGATTCGAGCGGGTTTAATATTCCAGACGGCACGCGCTTCCCGATTGCAAAACTTTCTGAGTGGTGCAATCAGACTTCACCTGCGATTAAGCATATGGTTGCAGTATTCACATTGCAGCGTTCAAAATTTGAAGCAAATGAACGGGCGATGCAGTTGTTGAAAGAGTTAAGGCAGTTTGTTGAAACCCCGATAAATTAAGCGACATGAGCGACAAAGTAAAAGTACAATTTAAAGGTAGTGATATTCAGGGTATGAAATCGGTATCACATGAAGTTAACAACCCATTCTCCGATCTTGCCGACTTCTCAGCAATAACGATCGACTCCGAAAAAGTAAACGATACTGAGCAAATGAAGCAACGTTCTATTGAATGGTTTTTGCATCGCTGGGATAAGTTCACAAATTCAAAGACTCCTGACTTAATGAAACACGGGAAAGTAAATGCGAAGTTAGGAATCACGCCAGAGATGGCAAAGTGGGGCGAAACTGCTAGGAAGGTTATTAAAACAATCGCATCGTATATGAGAATGACAGACGAAGGACGCGAACAATTAGCGATTGAGCAAATGATGAAAGAATTCAGACCTACCGCATGGGGAACAAAGTACGAACCAGAGGCGCGGGGAAAGTATGCCGAAAAGACCGGATATGTGGTTAATGAAGTTGGGTTTAAAGTACATTACTCGATACCGTATTTGGGCGGTAGCTTTGATGGGGAAGTGATCGGAGGTAAAGAAGGATCGACCCGTTTTGTGGAAGGAATCCTCGAAATTAAATGTCCTTACGATCCATTGGTTCATGAAAACAACTTCGATCTAAAACAATCTGGCGGCATAATGATTAATCACGATTACTACGGCCAAATTCAGGGGAATATCGAAGTTGCAGGCGTTCAATGGTGCGATTTTGTTTCTTACGATCCTCGCTGTAAACCTGAATTTCAACTGGTCATTATTCGCGTCATGCGTGATCAGATTTACATTGATGCGATGCTCGACCGTGTACATAAGGCCAAACGAATTTTGGACGGGTATATGTCCGGGCGGAGCATGGATGAGATGTGTGTGGAGGTTGAACAGTAACCGCGCGAAAGCGCATAAACTTAACAAAATGATTGAACATTCTGTATTTAAAACATTAGAATTACTTAATGAATGGTATGCTAAAAATGAAGATAATATTTATATCATAAGTATAAGTTATGAGCTTTATCATTATGAAGGTAATCACCATGTATATTTTAAACGTAAATAATCACATAACCCCTTCGCTATCGGGATAACGGGCAAAACATAAAATGAGTACACTAACAGGACAATTGAATTACAGTGCGATGGAACACATCGTTACGATGGTAAAAGGTAAGAACGGACCAATCGAATGCGTAATACTACCGCTTGAATCGAACTACATTGAAAAGACGGTTAAAGATGGTAAAACGTATTTGAGTCAGGGCATAGCCGTTTACGATGTGGCACCCGAGAAGCAAAAAAATGGGAATACTCACACGATCAAAATCAATCCTAAAAAGGAAATCCGTGAAGCGTTGAAGGCTGCCGGAAAATATACGCCGTTCTTGGGTAACCTGAAAGAATGGTCTGCACCGACTGCCGAAGTTAATACGTCAGAACAGTTTGATGATACACCGTTAGTTGATGATGCACTTCCTTTCTAGCAAATTACAGGCCGGGTAAATTCCGGCCTACTTTTCCCTAATTAATCAATCCCATGCAAACCTTCTACCAATCCCCTACACGTTTTCAAAAGCGAATTATTCATAATTGGCAAAAGTCAGGATTTAAGTACAATTCCTCACACGTTCAACTATTGCGTTATGCGTGGATTGCTTCGATATATTGGGCGAACCGTAATGGGTCAAAGGTTGCTGAAGTAAACAAAATTAATACTAATCAACTAACAATCTGGTGAACATGGAAGCAATTAAAGAAATAACGATCGGCCAAAAATTAATCGTTAAATCATATTTAAAGCGAGTTAAGATAAGAGGCAATTTTCACACAAAAAGTCGAAAAGTTTGGGAAGAAGTAAAGTTGTGGAAAGAAACTGAAGTTCAAATAATTGGAGTGAGAAAGTTGTCAAACGGAACAGTTGAATACATGGGCGAAGAAGGGGTAATATATCATGCTGATGAATGGATAACAGCAATATTGGTTGTTAAAAATTTACATTCAAAACCATTTCCGATACCAATTACATACTTTATAACAGTATGATCCAACTTTACCCATACCAATCCGACTTAATTTCACAAGTCCGCGCTGAACTTTCAAAAGGCAAAAAGCATATACTAGTTCAGTCTCCAACCGGATCAGGAAAGACCGTTATGTTTTCGCATATCGTAAAAGAAATGGAGCGAAAACAAAAGCGTGCCTTGATAATTACTGACCGCGTGGAATTGCTTTTTGAAACAGGTGGGACATTGCAACAATTCAAACTGCATCCGTTCAATATTATGGCCGGGCAAATGGTAGAACCACCGCTTACTCATCAGGTTTACATTGCCATGTCGCAAACGCTCAGGCGAAGGATAGGACAGTGGCCGCGCTTTTTCAAGTCGTTCGATGTTATTATTTTAGATGAATGTCATAAGCAAGAATTTAACCCATATTTTGAGAACGATGCGTTTAATGGGGCAATAATCTTAGGATTCAGCGCGACCCCTCAACGAATGGGAAAACAGCGGCAACTGGCGGCTGATTATGAAGTACTTATTCAAGGATTGCAAGTTCCTGAACTAATCAAACTGAAAAAGCTGGTACCTGATAAATATTTCGGTATCGATGGCGCAAATGTCAAAGGCGTAAAGCTAAATTCATTCGGAGACTATCAGGAATCAGGAATGTTTGAGCGGTTTAATAAACGGGAATTATATGCCGGAGTGGTTGAAAATTGGATTAAAAATGTACCAGGTACCGCGACACTTGGATTTGGTGTAAATATTCAGCATGTTATCAATACCTGTAAGGCTTTCAATGATTCCGGAATTACTGCTAAGTTTCTGACCTCAGACGTTGCACCGCCAATTATGGGATCCGGAGAAGCGGCCCGAGTTAAGTATGACATAAAACTAGCCGAGTACGAAAATTTCCGTGATGCTTACCGCAAATATTCAGGCGACAGAAATCATGTCGTTTCAGATTGGAAACAACGCAAATACGACGTACTTTGGAATGCCGGAATACTTACCACCGGATTTAACCGCAAGGACATTGAAACTATTATTATTAACAGGGCAACAACATCAATACCGTTATGGCTTCAAATGTTGGGGAGAGGGTCGAGAACGTACCATGGCAAGACTCACTTCAACATCCTTGACTTCGGGAATAATGCCGCTGAACTTGGATATTACAACCAACAGCGCAATTGGTCACTATATCACGAAGAAAGTAAAGGTGGTGGTGCGCCACCGGTAAAACAATGCGGAACAATGGCCGGGAAACACCACACCGATAAAAATGGTAATTGTGGATGTGAGGCTTATGTATTTGCTTCAAGTCGGATTTGTGATTTTTGCGGATATATTTTTGAACTTGAAAAGGAATTGAAGTTTGCTGAACTGGTGCAAATTGACTACAACACTGATCATATTGTAATACCTGAAAAGAACTATTTTGATGAACTTGAAAAGGTTGCCGAATCGAGAGGGTACAAATTTGGATGGGTATTGAATCAGATTATTGCCAAATCTGGGATGGATGGACTGATTGAATATGCGAAAAGTCGAAATTATAAATCGGGATGGATTGAAATGACAAAAAGGCGATATGCTGGCCAGATAGAAAAATATAATGAAAAAATAGTTGTGAGTTAAAAAAGAAATGATACATTTGTGTTAAACTAAAAAATTATGATCCTACGAAGATTAGGCAACAAGTCAGCGATTGCGGATAAAATCATACCGTATTTCCCTGCTCACAAAATTTATATTGAACCGTTTTTCGGTGCTGGTGGAATGTTTTTCAACAAGCCAAAAGCAAAGTACAATATTGTGAACGATTTGGATTCTGATGTTTTTAACTTATTCCAGGTTGTGAGCAATCAAAAAGATGAACTAGAGCAGCAGTTTAAAATGATGCCGATTCATTCTGATTTGCTTGAATACTGGAAAGAAAACAAAGAAACAGAACCAGTAAGAAAAGCTATGCGATTTTTGTTTTTATCAAATCTGACTTACTTAAATTCTATTGTTTACGGAGCAAGTAGATGTAATGGGAATCAATTTTTAACCATACTTGATTTACTTGAACCGACACAGAAATTTATGTTCGGAGTTCAGTTTATGAATAAAGATTTTAGGGTATTTTTCAATTCAATTAGCCTTGATGATAGAGGCGGAAAAGGGGAAACAGATCAATCATTTATTTATTGTGATCCACCTTATTTGAATACCTCTGATAACTATTCCCATTCATTTACAGAACAGGATAGTTCAGACCTTTTTGATACGCTTGATTCAACCGGATGCAAATACGCTATGTCTGAATTTGATCATCCATTCATTTTACAGCAAGCCAAAGAACGAAAACTAAATGTCCATATTATCGGTGAACGTCAAAATCTGAAAACCCGTCGAACCGAAATATTAGTGACAAATTATTTAAAACAACCAACACTATTTGATTAATTTACTACATTTGTGCTACATCATTATCATACGAAGTTCAAACACTTAAAAACTTATACAATGTCAAAACAAATCGACAAAAATAAAAAAATTTTCAACTGGGGAGAAGTAAGCCGTATTTTTTCAGGTACTCGTTCAGTAATTCGCCACGACTCAATTCCAAAGGTACACGAACCAATTATTAATGAAATGATTGATGCGGTTCAAACCATCCTAAAAAAACACGGTATTATCAAATAACTTTCTTTTCAGTGCCTTAAATCCTAATCCTACCGACATGGGAAAAATAACAGTGTTCAAATCAATCGACTCCGATAGTCAATCACAATCCTTTGAAATTGATGAGGTGCTAGACCGTATCAAGCGCGGCAATAACCGGCATTTAATCGAACAAATAAGGAGTGAAACCAACAAGCAAAAACGCGACACACTAAAGAAGCGCCTGTTTTGGATTTGCTTCTCCGGTGAATTCACCAAGCGCAACAACGAATCAATGGTGGCGCACTCAGGTTATATATGTCTTGATTTTGACGGAATACCTGAACGTGAGATGCAACTGTGGCGCACAAAAATTCAGGGGAATAAACACACATATTCATGCTTTACTAGTCCATCAGGAAATGGATTAAAGGTTATTTGGCTGATACCTGAATGCAAAACAAACGAAGAACATAACCTCAGATTTGAATCAATTGCCAAAGAATTTGAGTCATGTAGATATTTTGATCACAATGTAAAAGGATGGTCAAGGGTTTGTTTTGAGTCATACGATCCACATATTTACGTTAATCAATATGCTGAAACCTTTACCAGCATTATCCGCACGAAGGAACCATCGACCCCACGCGAACACATCAGGCATGAGTCAACTGGCGAAGATACGGACATTGAAACACTTTTGCAGGTTATAGAATCACAACGTATTGACATTACTCAAAATTATAAAGATTGGGTTGATATTGGGCTGGTATTGGCAGATGTTTACAAAGAACAAGGCGCAAACTACTTTGAACGATTAAGCCGATTTAACTCAGGATTTGACCTGAATAAATGCAGCAAACAGTTTGACTATTGCCTAAGAACGAGTTCAGGCAAGGCAACAATGGCCAAAATATTTTTCATTGCAAAGAATTACGGGATAACAATTCATTCAGAAGAATTGCCGAATGTTTCCGACCGATTCCCCGATGACTTGACAATTGAACTTGATGAGCCGGAAACCGTGCATGAAACAATACCACACATTTTTTGGACATACTCTGGCCGTGGGGCAATTAAAGTTGACTATCTCAATTTAAAAAAGTTCCTTGAGCAAAACGGATTTTTCAAATATCGGTTTAATCCTGAAGATATTTCTTTTATCCGGATAGTTCAAAATGTAATTGAAGTCGTAACGATTGACATGATTAAGGATTTTGTTTTAAATTACCTACTCGAAGCAAATGAAACGGCGGCTTACAATCTTTTTGCCGGAGACTCGAAGTTTGAAAAGAAATACATTGCATTTTTAGAAGTCAAGAAACCTGCAATCATTCGAGATACTAAATTCACATCATGGGTATTTTATCGGAATACTGCCGTTTGCGTGTCGAAAGATGGCATTGAGTTAGTACCGTATATTGATCTGATGGGTGGGTATATTTGGAAGTCGCAAATTATCGGCAGGGATTTTTCACTAAATAACCCGGGAGAACATTCAGACACATCCGCACGTTGTGATTTCGCTCAGTTCTTGTTAAACGTGTCAGCCGGAAATATTAGCCGTTGTCAATCGCTAATGTCAGGAATAGGGTACATGATGCACCGATTTAAAGACCCTTCAACTGTGAGGGCATTAATTGCAAATGAGGAAGTTATAAGTTCAAATCCAGCCGGAGGAACAGGTAAGGGATTAATATTTTTAGCAATGTCTAAGATTAGGGTTACCGTTTTCATTAATGGCAAATCATTTGACCCGAATAAAGATTTCACCTGGCAGCGGGTGAATCCTGATACTGAGATTGTAGTTCTGGACGATACAGCCCGCAATTTCAACTTTGAATCAATATTTTCAATCCTGACGACCGGATGGCCGATCAATAAAAAGAACAAGGGCGAAATCTACCTTGATCCGGCCGACTCCCCAAAAATAGGAATCCCGACAAACAATGTACTAAAAGGTTCCAGTTCATCACACGAAAGGCGAAAATTTGAGGTTGAGTTTCATCCTCATTATTCAGATTCATTTCAGCCGATTGACGATTTTAAGAAAAACTTTTGGACTGATTGGGATGCTGACGAATGGAATAAGTTTGATAATCTGATGTTGGATTGCATTAAGTTATACCTTACCGAAGGATTGATTAAGGTTGATTTTGTCAACTTGAAAATTAAAAAGCTGATTAGTGAAACATCTGAGGAGTTTGTCGAGTTTGCTAAAATGTGGCTTGTAAATAATTCACGGCATAACCGGAACGATACATTTAAGCAGTTCATTAACGACAATCCAGGTTCTTACATCAAGTCCTCAAATCAGTTTTACGACTGGATGCGCGAGTGGGGCGAGTATAACGGATGGAAAACAGTGGATTGCGGACAGGGTAGAATGTATTTGGAATATGGTATAGTGAATTTACCGATGCCGGAGAAAGAAGATAAGGACATATTACCGTTTTAATCAATATGTTTTTAAACATCTTGCATATTAGCACAAATGTGTTTATATTTGGTCTATACAAATTAACGCTTCGCTACCGGCATGACGGGCAAATAAAATGACAAAACGATTACCAAATTGGAAAGTAAATTTGATCGCTGCTATTGCTTACGTTTCATTTGCTGCTATGATTTTTGCGGCTGCATTCGGGTATGACGTTTTAAACTTCCTGTTAAAATGAACCTACTTGACCGCATCGACGCAATGCCCGATTATTACATCGCTGGCGTTATCATATTAATTATTGTAATCTTAGTACTAACATCTAAAAACAAATCAAAATGAACTCATTCACCCAATCACTTCAAGACTCGTTATTTATCGGCTCATTATTTATTGCAGCATTGTTTATCATCTGTACTGTTTCGCTTGCCTTGCGCAATTATGAAATCCGGCACGAAATCAAAAAGCTAAAAAAGTGGCGCAAATTCTCAGAAATTGAGAAAAAGCAACGACACGAAGAGTTTGATCTACTTGCTACTGAATTAGCTGAAGAACGAAAGTTTAACGATACTCAGGGAGATATGCACGTGCGCCTGATGCTGAAATATGCTTCGATTCAGGAACATGATGATAAGTTGCGATTTGGAAACACTAGCCTTCGAACGGACTTGAAAGACCGTGAAACGGAATTGGAAGAAGTGTCGAAAGAACGGTATCGGATTGCGTGTAAAAATACCTATTTGAAGGACGAACTCAAAATCGCACAGACTTGCTTAAAAGTTGCCGAAACTGAAATAGCAGAGTTAAAGTCAAAACTTTCGCGTAAGAATTTGAAACGTGATGAAAAGGGGCGCGTGCTACCTAAAGCAGACCGCGACTGGACAACCGCAACGGAAGAAGAATTACTGGCTGAAGCAAAACGGAGGTATCCGGTGGGGACGAAAGTAAAATCATTATATCATAACGGCAATCCACACATTAAAATAGAAACTGTGAATTTTGAACATGTCAGAAAAGCAGACATTCACGCAAAAACAATAAAATCATTTTTGTGTCCTGTTGTTTATTCTCATGGTAAGTGGGCAGAAGTATGTTAACAGAATCCCAAAATCAAGCATCGTGCGTCATGTGGTTGTGGAATACGCACCCACAGACGCGAGGACTGTTCTTCTCAGTTACGAACAATTCAGAACATATAGCACGGGCAATGCAACGCAAGGCAGTAGGGCTAATATCAGGCGTATCTGACTGCTTATTTATCTGGCGTGGAACATTGTACTGTTTTGAGTTTAAAACTGAAATAGGACGGCAATCACCTGCGCAAATCGAATGGCAAGTCAAAGTTAATCAGCAAGGAATTAATTATTATTTGGTGAGATCATTAGAAGAATTTAAAAAACAAATAGAAGAAATATTATGAAAAGACCAATATTATTTAGAGGGAAACGAATTGATAATGGGGAATGGGTTGAAGGTGGAATATTTGAAAATTTAATTATTACAGCAGTATCTAGTTATACTGATTTTGATGAAGTAATCCCTGATTCAGTCGGCCAATTCACCGGATTAACCGACAAAAACGGAGTTAAGATATTTGAGGGTGATATTGTGAAAGATTCAGGAGAAAGACATCTTCTAGTTGGATGGTCTAATAAGTTTGCATCATTCATTATTGACAGCAAAAAATGGGCGTTTAGTCATTGGTTTGGCGAGGCTGTTAATGACAAAGATGTTGAAGTCATCGGCAACATTCACGATAATACCGAACTACTATGACCATCCGCATAGTCCCCACCGACTCGCCAAACATTTGCGTATTTGACACTGCAACGCAAAAGTTATACGAACTACCTGATACATCAAATCAGATAGCTTTATCCGGCCGTTTGTTTGCTTATTTCGAAACATTACGCGAATTCATTGAATCAGATAAACAGGCTGCAATAATCATGTTTTTTTGCTCAAATCGTGTCGTATCTGGCAAGCGGTATAAGGTAACGCTGATTACAGGATCAGAATCTTTTGAGTTTTGGAACGTTGAGAAAATCTCATCAGGTTGGCTTAATCATGAATCGAACGTTCGGGATCAGTCCGCACCAAAAACAGGTATTGAAATTTGTTACACAGGATCGGCTTACATGGTTTATTTGGTAAAGGAACAGGATTGTTTGAATGGGGTGAGAGTGAAGAGTGTTAAAAAGATGGAGGAAACGATATGATTTTTAATAGAGTATGGGAAATGCCTAATTCAAACACTTTTGATATTAAATGTATCAGCAAATTGATTCATAAGTACCTAAAGTCAAGTTTTGAAAGCGTAGACCCATTTGCAAATAAAAGTAAGTTGGCAAAAGTCACCAATGATCTAAACCCTGAAATGAAAACAGATTATCATTTAGATGCTGTTGATTTTCTTAAAAAATTTGCTGATAATTCTCTGGATTTTGTTTTTTATGATCCACCTTATTCACTAAGGCAAGTTTCAGAATGTTATAAAAATGTTGGGATTGCTGTAACAACTGAAACTACACAAAGCAGTTGGAGAACAAAACACATTAACGAAATTAGCCGCATAGTTAAGCCAAATGGAATAGTTATGTGCTTTGGGTGGAATAGTTCTGGAATAGGTAAGAAAAGAGGATTTGAATTAATTGAAATATTATTAGTTGCTCATGGCGGTAGCCATAACGATACAATTGTTACAGTGGAACGAAAATTGCCAACGCTTTTTAATCCATAAAAAAACCTCCCGGCAATCACCCCGGGAGGAAAACAAATCCTAATCAAAAATCAACTAACCTAAACAAACCTATGAAGTACACAAATATATAAAAAATATGAATACGATGGAAAAAGAATTGCAAAAAATAAACGAATTAATCAAATCATTTAATCAATCAGACTTTAAGTTTGAACTTGAATTGAGGATATTTAACAAGGATAACAAGGTTTATATGAAGCTCGATCAAATCATGGCTATGGTTTGCAAGGCAACTGGCTTAACTCCTGAGTACCTGAATATGAAAATACGTGAACCTCACATACTTTTACCTCGTCAATTTTGTCATTATATTGCATCAAAAAATACAAAATGTACACTGGCTGCAATTGGTGCTTATTTTGGCGGCAAAGACCATTCAACTGTACTTAGTTCAATTAAAAAGATCCAAGGATATTTAGACACAGATCGTGAGTTTAGGGAAAAATACGGTGACCTACTTAATCCCGATCATTCAACACCCACAAATGATAATTCCTGATAAATTCAGTTTCAGTACCTTTCCCTAGTGGCGTATTATACCATTGCTTCCAGTACTTTGCATATCCTTCAATTGTAGTCGGTATTGCGCCTTTTTGACGCAAATAATGAACTCTACACATACAGATAGCTAATTGATCATTTGAGATCATATCAATAGCAGAAAGTACATTAACATGGCAAACTGATTTAATACGCTCGGTAATATCCGGATGGTATTTAAGATAGTTCTTGCAAATATCGTTAAACGTTGCCGGCTCCATTTGGCAAATACCTAAAGCTGGACCGTTAATTTGTTTGTGATATTTTCCGTATGCTGATTCCTGGGCAATTGTGCCGAGAATCAAATTAGCAGAGTCAGGAGTGTAATGTCCGAAGTCTTGCAAAGTTTTTTCTACGAGGGTTATCATTTGACAAAATTAATCTGAGTGAATGTTACTTCTCCGCAATCACTAAAAGCCTGATATTTTTCTTTACGAATTGTCCAAAATAAAAACCGTTTTTGTGGTGTTACAACTAATTGAGCCGAATTGTTGGCTGTTCGTTCAGTAACCTTAAATTTAGAATCAGGATCTTTTGTTAATATCTGCCCTTTCAATCCCCAGCATCCGTTATCAGTTGTGATAGGAATGATATAACTCGAATCTGTCTGTTTTTGTACCGGTAAATAAACGATCTTCTCAATCGTAGTATCTTTATAAATAGTATTTATTACCGTTGCAGATTTGATCTGTTTAGGCTTTAATTTGATCACTTGTAAAAGCGAATCAAGTTTTTCAGAATCTTTTGTGTGCAAATCTGAATATTCATCAATTTTTAATGATAGAACTTGATTTGCCTGATTTAATTGAACGTAGTTTTCCGACTGCCTGGTATTATCAATTTTCAATTTGATGTTCGTTTTGTACATCAAATACCCGAACGATACTGCAACGACTAAGGCAACAATCAGGATTTTGATAAAATTTCCTTTTGCAAACGAGAAAATACTAAGTAGGGTTTTCATTTTTAACCTCCTGTTTTACTTCGGTTTTCTTTTGAATAAATACAAATGCCATAGCCGACCCTGCAACCTGAAGGAATAATGTTCCGGCGGCTGTTGTAGTCACTAAAATATCAGCATTGTCTTTTGATAATCCAGACCACAAAACAAATCCGGTAAATGCAAGAGAAATCATTACTACAATGAAAGCAATTAACCTGGAACTACTGTTATTTCCTGAAATCGACTGAAAGAATCCTGTTTTCATTTCTTATTTTAATAAATGGTTATAAATTTCCTGAGTCATGTTTCGAATGTGAGAAATATCTTCACTTGTCTTTTTTTCAATTCCATCAATTCGGTGATGGATTGCCCGGTCTTGACTATCTACATAATTTTTCAATTTATCTAAGTCCTCTGAATCAACTGTGTTTTTTATTTTCTTTTGATACATGAAAACAAATACAATAACTTGAATAACAAGTACGATAAAATTAAGCGCGGTTGTTGGTTCGATTTGCAATGAGGTCATACGTCATATAAATTATTCCTATTAATAACCCTAAGAACATTGATAATTTAATATAAGCGTAGGCATGGTTTTGAGTTATCCATGAATATACGTATGAAATTATCAGCATCGCATAAAAAGTAGAGCAATATAGCAATAGCGTTCTAGTCCATTTATTCCGAAAAAAGGTAAAAAGTAACCCTGAAAAAATAGAAATTGCTACTCCTGTTGAAATAAAATATAATTCTTTAAGTTTTATATTCATTTCATAATAATAGTAGTTATAAATGATGTATGATACCATTATCAATATAATGGCAAATACAGCTAATACACCTTTTAGTTTTAGCTTACTCATTTTCAGGTGGTAAATCTGGGCCGTCTGGCTCTTGATCTGGAACTGGTGGATCGTCGTACAATCTAATTGACTTTTTCATAATAGTAAATTTTTAAAATTCGACACTAAATTAAATAATTTATTTTAATTATAAAACATTACGGGCATGGTGTAACAGATATTATCATACCATCACTACTGATCTCTAAAATATAGGTATTTGCCCCTGAATCGGTAGTTGCAAAATAATATCCATGTTCAGTACTTGCATCAAAAGGTTCGCAATCAGAAAGCCAATTGTATAGCCTATATCCTGCACTGAAAGATATTGCTTGAACTCTAAAACCTTCAAAAGTATCAAATCCACAATTAGTATAATTATCGCAAGCCTGAATAGCATTCGCTTGACTAGGCATTGATAAGTCGTAAGGTGTCCCATCACACGTGCCTGTTATGTATGAATAAACCTGAGCAACTACATAACTAGACGGGGTATCTGTTGTAAACTCTAATACGTCCCCATACCCAACGCCTGTTGAATTTTCAGAATAGGCACAAACATAATAATGAGTTCCGCATTCCAAATTAGCGGTCATAAAGTATGAACCCTCATATGGATATTCCCCTAGTATTAAAATTGTATTGGTCAGCGTTGGATTCCCTGTTGTATTGTAAACAAATCCACTTCTGATTATTGGATCACCTCCATCACTTCGGACATTACCGTAAAAGTTAGCAAACTCAGGATTAGGATCATTGTAGTCTGCTATTGAATCTGTTGTTACTGTTGGTGGCAATAATGTTCCTGATTCAGTTGTTATAGTGATTTCATTACCGTAATAAGTCCCAACTGAATTTGTTGCGTATGGCCTTACTTTATAGGTGGTTGACGCTGTTAAATCACTCATAATGCTAACATATTGATCAAACTTTATTCCACCGCTGCCATTTGAATATACGCTATCTGAAAGCGTAGGACTTCCTGCCGTGTTTGGTTTCCAACAAATACCTTTATCGGTTAGTGTTGTGTGTCCTGTTGACATTATTATGCTTGCAATATTAGCTGATGACTGAGTAATATTGTAGTTGTCGAATAGGTAAACATTTGGAAGAGTCAATCCCTGATACTCAAATTCTTCTCCATATGCAGTTCCTACGCTATTTGTTGCGTACGCTCTTACATAATATAACGTTCCTGCCGTTAATCCTGACATTGTGCTTGTAAACACGCCAGTTCCGCTTCCGCTTGTTGTTTTGCTGTCTGTAATATCAGGACTAGCGTGAGTTGCCCAACAAACGCCCCTAGCCGTTACATTTGCCCCACCATCTGATGAGACATTACCCCCACTTGTTGCCGATGTTGTAGATAAGTACATTGGCTCTATTGTAGTAACAATTGGAAGAGTTGATGAACATTCTGTTGTAAAGCTAATAGTATTTCCAAGCGACCCAGAGGCATCCGCAATAGGACTTCCCAAATATCTATCAGCATAACAAGATACGTAATAGGTTTTACAAGACTGAAGCCCTGTTAACGTATAATAATTTTCACCCGTATAGGCCGTATTTTGGAATAAAAAAACACTTCCCAACGGATTAGCATAGTCAATTGTTGTTATTGTATCCCACACCAATACAGCTCGTTCAATGAATGCGCCACCATTTGCTATTAAATTTAGCCCTGTCTTAGCAGTTGTTTGAGTTATTTCAGTGGCATCTATTGTTACTACTATTGGGTTTTTATAGCTAAATATTTCCCCAAAATCCTGAGAGAATATAGATGTTGAAATAAATAAAAATAAAATGATTAGTATATTTTTCATTATTGTACGTCTAAAGTTCCTGAAATTGTTACAGTTGATCCATTATACGACCAATGATAAATATCCGTTTTTGTTGAGCCTGATACGTAGCATTGATCCCCTGTTTTCCAAACCGCCCTAGTTATTTTAAACGTATATCCTGAGAATGTGATATAATACGTCAGCGATCCACTTGAAACCGTTAAATAACCGCCTGTTCCTGCAACTAGATTAGACATCGTTATAGTTGTGACTCCAGTTGTTGTTAGTGTAGCATTAACCCCATTATTAACGTTCCACGTTGGTGTAGTTCCACTGAGTGCGTAAACTGCCGGATTATAGAAGTCAACAAACTTCGTTCCGTCCCATTTAGCCACCCACCCTGTCGTCATTGTATTAGCCACTAATCCGTCTAGTTTTGTTTTATCAGCCGGAAGCATTAAACTTGCATTAATTGTACTTCCTGCCGGAATCGTTGCGTCGGTTCCGGTATCACTAGCAACTATTCCATTCGTTGCGCTTGGTGTATAGGATAGGTTTGTAGCTCCTGTTGGTGTTACTGCATCTACAAACTTAGTCCCATCCCATTTAGTGTATGCGTTTGTCGTTAGAGAACTAAACAGATTGTTACCGTTTATAAGATAGCCTGTGCTGTTTACTGTTGATGCAAATCTTGTTGGGGATGTAATAAATAGTGAATTTGCGCCGTATATTACAGCTTCATAAGCGTTTGAATTAGTAAAATAACCACCTGCTGTACTACCCTCAACCCCAAAGTAAACAGCACCACCAGCATTCTCGAACGCTATTGAGTATGGACTTGTAGATGAGGGTTCAGAAACTCTGAATGATTCTCCTGGTTGTGTTGTCCTGATGGAACCACCCATCCATATATTACCAGACTGAGCAGACGCAGGAGAAACTTGAACTTTCTCATCTGTCAATTCATTAATAGCACCCTGAACCGTAGTTGCCGATGTCGTTGAGTAAGGTGTATTAGTTATTGCTCCAGCCGGATGCGAATCTACCACATCGCGCCCGGTTAAGTCTCCGTGTGATTGAATTGCACTTAATCCGAATTGAGTATCAAAAGCAGATTGAATGCTTGAAGCCGTTGCAGCATTTTTCTGTACTATCAATTTAGCCACCAATACAGCATGAGAACTTATTGCAATTGGAATAGCTGGTAATGTCGCTGTTATTGCTTGTGATTCGGTATAGTCACCTGTTCCGGCAACTATATATAAATGCTTCTGACTTTCAACACCTCTAAACACCCAATTTACAGCGTATCTATTTGAAGTAAGTTCTATTAAATCAGTACCATTATCATAGTGAGTGAAATTATAAGCAGTTTGTAAATTTGGAGTCCAAACGCCTGTAATATGCCTAAAAAAGAATATATTATCCGTTGAGGTTGCAATTGCATCCAAAGTTATCGGTACTGCACCTGTCCATATTCTGCCGACTGACAAATTAAGGTTATGAGTTCCATATTCAGACAATGACAAACCGGATTCACGCCTATATCGTTGAGTCTTTACAATTGATTGATGAATTTTATTTGATAGGGCAATCCCCAACGCATCCCAATTCTGAGTGTGCAAATAAGTACCGTTTCTAAAAATAGTATAGATTGGTACTATTGTAGTCTCATTAATTAGCGTTACGTCGGTTATAACATGAATATAAGGGGAACCCGAATTGTAGTCGGCTACAATATAGTTTTGCGATCCGTCAGTAAGCGTAAATGTGCCACCTGATAAAGTATAGTTATGCGAACCTTTACCGCTTACGTTAGCAGACAAATGATAGTCACCTGTTCCTAGCGTTACCGTACCGTTTCCGTTATCTGTAAGCGTTGAAATTTGACACCCTCCGTTGGATAATGGTAGTTGTTGTCCTTCGGCATAAATAGAATACTCTTTAAGATTCAAAGTCGCGTCAATTTTTAAGCCTGAAATTTTAGCGGAGTCCCAAACGGCATTAGTCGCGCCATCAGATTTTAGAAATGTTTCATTTGGATTATTCCCTGATGTAATCTGAGTGTTTCGTATTTTGCTTTGCCCGAATCCAATAAAAGGAATAAGCATTAAAATAAATAGTAATTTTTTCATGTTATAAGCAAATTAAAGTTTTTGAAAAGTATATTTGTCCAGCATCGAATTCGTAATCACAAAGAAGTCGAACGGTTGGTTTTATAGTTGGATCGAACGTGTCAACATAAAACCTCATACCCCTATTGTCGTAGTCACTTGATATTTCATTCGACGTTATCCATTGCGGTCTGGTTAAACTCATTCCTTCAGCAATCGATTCAATCGCAATCGAAGCAATAACCGAACCAGATGCTGGGTTCGAAGCTGATAAAAAATAACCAGACATTTGAATTGTTTTACCAATTCGGCAAATTTGAATATCGAACCCTGACGATTGAGCGGCCACCCCGCGCGTCATTGCAACCCAATTAACCAGATCAGGAATTGCAGGAACAGGAGTACCACCAGGCGAATATGTGACGTAACGATAATCGCAAAGCAAAATATCTTCGTAGCCGTCAGAAATAAGCGGCGTTACAAGTGTAATAACATCGTCAGTAATTGAGTAGTCAGTTGTTATTTTTAGCTTCTGCCCGTTTTTGTACAACCGGATAAGACCGGCAGGGAGATGTTCGAGCGTATAAGTTACGTTAACCCCGTCAATGTCTCCGGCCGGAACTTCATTAATTACTTCCCGAACAGTTGCTAAAGTTCCGTTTTCGTTAACTATAACCGTATCCCCTGCCAATCCTGCCAGATTATCAACGGTTAAGTTTCCTTCAACGGTCAGGTTCCGGTTTATTACAACATCAGTGCTTGATACACCTACCCAATCCAATACCGTTTCACCACTTGCGCCCGATGCGACAGACTTACTAATTCCGGTATTCCCTGAATATATCCGCTTATTTCGTGCGGTGCGTGGAACTGGTATGTTGTTGGTTCTTACGTCTGACATATTGCAAATTTACAAAAATTTACGTTACGGTTGTGTCTTTCACAATGATAAGTTCATCCGGTAAAATTTCAATCAATGAGCATTCAACTACATTGTCCTGATAGTTTATCATTGCAGATTTTACCATCATTTTTGCCGACCCGATAAATGTATCAGTCAGAATATTTTGCAGACTGAATGAGTTTTTCAACTTCATATTTGAAAGCGTCACGAATCCAGCACGGTAGTTTGAGGAAACTGAACCAAGCAGCAACTCTTCAATTTTAAAAGTTTGTGCATTGCGTGTCCATTGAGTGATGTCAGAATAGTTTGTACCATCAGATTTTAGGATTTTAGCTTTATCGCAAAGCGTGGTATCAGTACCGCAAGTTAATTCAATCTTTTGCCCTTCATTCTGAAATGTTCGGTCAAGCAGTCCTATGTATTCAATGTCGTTATCTGGAATTTCTAAAGATGGCAATGCAGGATTTGTGCTGTTAATCCTAGTTAAATTAAACTCAATATTTTTAATCCAAATTTCCTTAACTTTATCTGATAGCAACCCACCACCATCACCATACGTTTCATAATTAGACCATATTTCAATTTCCAAATTTCCCATCAAATATTCGTCAACAAAAGGGGCAAATATGAAAGAATGGAAATCATCATTAATATTCTGGCCGTTTCCGTTCGATGGAACCCGACACATGGCATAAGTTGTTGTCCATCTCGGACTCTCAGTTAGTGAATTGTCATAGTATAGATTCCCAACTTTTACGACCCAATATGTAACTAATTGGGTAACCAATCCATAACTATCATTACTGTCGTATGGGTTTGTTTTGGTTTTTATTAATATTTCCGCTCTAATTTCAATCTTTATCATTCGGTAAAGATCATTTATATTGCCGTATTCAGGAGTTGAAATATTTAAATAAGGATTTATTTTGAGTTGTGCAACCTTTGTATTTACCAATGTAAATCTAGGCCACATGATATACACATTCGAATCATTTGGGGAATTGTAAAAACTTTGTTCAAACACGCCTAGAATAGTTTCCCAGTATTTATTGCCTTCCAAAGTTCTATAATAATACCCATCCTTCGTGCTAAATGTTGGCGGAACAGTTGTAAACTCATCAGTACCTATTAACGACTCTTCTAATATCGTTTTTGTCGGATATGGCGAATAACTTACCACCTGACGATTAACGCCACCAGATCGCTCGATACTGTGGCCAGTGCCTAAATACCCAATGTCAGCGATTGCCTTAACGTTCGGTATCGCAATAAATCCAGTATAGGCTCCGGTTGACATTGTAAACTGTTTGTAAGCAACCGAAGAAAGCGAAGCTAATGAATGAATGTCAGTTATGTATATATTGCCTAATTCCGCACGGATATGCGCCCCATAAGGTGCAAGTATTGATTCTACCACCGCACGCAATGTCATTGGCTTATCATCTTCATCGTAAAAGTTTGCACAATCCACAAAAGATTCATGTAAAATGCTTGAATCAGCGTCACCGGAATATCCTGTGAATGTCGTAGCAAGTGCAATTCTGTATTCAGTGAAAGGCAATCCGATTTTCGCAAAGATAATTTGAAGTAGTTCAAACTTTGATTTAACGCCTGTATAATTTGATTCGTCAAGTTGGATAAACGAAAAGCGATCCATCAAAGAGAACCCATCATTACCAGTTAAACTTACCTGATAGTTAAAATCAATGTCGTACGGTTCTGACATCATTTCAGCATTCAGATAACCGTAAAAGTTAATCACGCCGTCAATGTAATGTTTCACCATGAAGTCGGTAGGGTTGACATGATATAACCCTGTAAAGAACTTCATATCAGTTTCAGATAGTAAGTTGATCTGGCACCCGCACCCACGCACGACCTGAAACTTATGATCTATTTCAGGCATTTCAACCGAGAACGGATTCATGTGTCCTTTGATTTCTTCAGCGGTTAAAACAGTTTCGGTATTCTGCCAAAGTTCGACTAAATGAGTGCGCTCAGTTAATCTAATGTCTTTGAATGAGAAGTAATACTTTTTTTGGTATGCCATGACCTGTAAATTTTCGGAAAGTTACGAAATAAACAGGCAAAAAAAAAGCCCTACAAAATAGGGCTTCCTGATGACATCATTTATAGCTGATTTTACTCACTCCGGTAGCCATCACGTACCCGAACATCTTTGAAACTTATATATTTTCCATTCAATTGAAGATTATTTTCTTCAAGATTTATTACTCTTACTTGGATGATTGTTCCATCTGGTTTTCTTGCTTTCATAATTTTACTCTTAATTTTTGACATGTCTATTTGTCCGTGTATTGCTTCCATGATTGATTTGTTTTTAATTACCCTACGAATGTAAGCACATTTGTGTTAATATGCAAGATGTTTTAAAACATACTATCGAATTAATGTATTTCGCCTGTCCGTATTATTTAGAGCCCCTCTTAATTTAGTACCTTCCAGTTCAAACACAACATTCCCGGATAGAGTGGCAGCGCCACTCGATGCCGAATAGTTTGAGTAACCGGAGGCGGCAGATGAAGCGGATGTACTGCCTTTAACTCCACCAGCGGCCAGTCCTGAGATTAAAGCACCTCCAGCAATAAGTGCAGCACCTCCAGCAATAAGTAGTCCTGGATTCCATGATTTTAACCCTAAGTCAATAACAAGCATAGACATTCCTAATGCAACAATTGCAGAACCAAGAGACTGCATAAATGAGCCTATTATCTTTAAAATAGTATTTCCAAAGTTATCCATATCATTTCCCAAAATTGCATCAGATGCAAGCTTTCCAAGTCCTTCAGCCATTGAATTTATTGCAGTAGAAATGCCGGATTTAATCGTTTCATTTAATTCTGTATTGAAATCCTTCATATCCTGCAAATACTCTTCAGTGAACTTTTTGTTCTTTGCAATATTTGCTTTCCATGAATCACCCATATCGCCCAACTGTAATTGGTTGGTATCCATGAAATTTATAGGCATTTGGTCAGGTGTACCGACTCCGGTCATCGGCTGTATTTTCTCCCCCTTAAACTCTTGCCTTAAAATTCGCTGTGCTTCGAGTTCGTCGTTTACTTTTTTCAAATCGGCCAACTGCTCGGTCGCTGTTTTATGAGCTTCAACTCCTGCAATTTCCCTTAACTTTTTTAGTTCCTCTTCTGCTTTTGCTATTGCGTTGGCATGGTTTATTGCATCGTCAGCAGATATATTTTTCTGCGATGCAAGTTTCTTCTCCATCGAAATAAGCAACTCTAAATCAGAAATACGTTGCATTAATTCAACTGGTTCAGATTTCATTTTCAATTGATCGAACACCCCAACTAATTCAATTGCCTGATTCTTTAACGTGTTAATTTCTTGCTTAACCTCATCTCGTTCTGGTGTTGGAAACATCGACCATGCCAGTTTCGGGTTCGTTTCAAGTCCAGCCTGATACTGTGCAATTTCTTCGTTTAGTCTATCTAATTCTGCCTTTATTGCCGTTTTTTGATCTGCAATACTTTCGGGCATAGTTGCCATGAATTTTTTAACGCGATTCCCTGCGTTTGTCATTGCGTTGGCAGTCTGAGCCGAAAATACATTCAGATAGTCACCAAGTATTTTAATCCCACCTGTAAAAATATCGCTTTGATTTATTGCATCCCCAATAGCCACTTTAATATCTACCCAAGAACCTTTTACATCGTCTAATTTTTGCGCTGTCGTTGTGGCCTGTTCTCCCATTCGCTTAAATTGCTCTTGCGCGATCTCTCCAATAGCTTCAGAAACGTCACCAACTGTGGCAGCTTCTTCACCTACTTTTTTAAGTTTCTCGCGAAGTTGAACGGCTGAAATTCCTAAGTTATCAAGGATTAAGACCGACTTACGGCCGATACCCATAACAATAGACTGTGTAAGGAACTCCACAGACTGCCCTGTTTGTGCAGCTCTTTCAGTGGCAAATTTAAAGAGGTTTGCAAGGTCTTTTATCGGGATACCGAAGTTAGTAGCCTGAATAGTATTCTTCATCAAATCGACCTGAGATAGAGTACCACGGACGGCATTATTTAGATCGTTAAAGTACGCACCACCACCCAAACGAATGAACGCTTTACGCACGTTCTCAGTTTCAGCGGCTAATTTAATTGATTCACGGACGTATGAAACTACTTGACCAACAGCAAATACCCCCGCAATCATGCCCCCAATTTTCTTCATGCCGTCACCAAATGCTGAAGTCTTACGTTTTGCATCATCTATGCCCTTATCGAACTCACCTTTTTGAAGTCCTAATTTTATGAACAGATCGCCGATTTTCATTGTCGTATGTATTTAGTGTCACGTCAAATTTAGTGAAATTTAGGACAAAAAAAAAGCCCTACAAAATAGGGCTAATTCACTCCGTACCGTTCCAGATACTGATTTATAATTTCTTCGTTTCTTTTGTACATTTCTTCGTCTGTCAACGGCTCAACGTCTGATTCATCAATTGATAGTGGCCAAAGTTCTACCGCGCTTTTCGGATGTTTACTCCATTGATTAAACTGCAATTGAAACAATGCCCTGAAGTTAGCGGCCATTGCATCCCGGTTATGAATGTATGCCCGCACGCGCGTGTATGTTTCAGCAGGCGTGAGTGTGAAGTACTCAGCTTTTGATATGCCTACAATTCCAGTGCAAAATTCATATTCGTCTGAATAAGATACTTCTTCGATTTCAGAGTTACTTTTTTTTTTGACGGTTTGACAGTTGCCCCGAACGTTTCAGACGCGCGCCAAACTTTCAAAATACGTTCCTGATCTTCGGTTGAAGTCAGTGCAATAGCTTTCTTTAATCCCTCCTTTGTGAAGTTCTCACGCTTGCGATTTGCAAGGCAATAGGAACAAGCGGCATGATAAAGCATTTCGCTGATCAACCCGGATTGGCCGTGTTTTTCAATCCAATCTGAATAATCTTTTGACGTTTTGATTTCCTCGTGTTCCCTGAACAAAAAGATTGCCATGTTCGTAAATGTGAATCCGATCTTACGTTTTAAGGTCAGGAATTTGACAGGATAAGGTATTGAAATTAAGATTGTGTCGTGTGGGGTGTTCATAGCTTACGCAAATAAAATGAATACAAAATAAATTTCAAGTATGGCTAATAAAATCCACGGGGAAGAACAAGCCAATGCACTAAGTTTTGGATTTTTCATATCACCAAAATTAAAACATGAATCACTACGACTAAAATAATAGTCCAATTGCGAGTTTGTTCGGCAAGTTTGCGCTTTGCGATTTGCCTGGCTATTTCTTCATCTTTAAGTTGCAAAGAAATCTTTAAGTCTCGTTTTTCGTTTTCGGTCATGCGATTTGGATTAATTTGTTAAAAATGGCCGACTCGGCCAGCGATTGATTTCTACATCTGGGCTATTTTTTTAGTCCTGATAACCTCAGTAGTTTTGGGCTTGCTTTTACCTGAATATTACAAGCATTACACGAATTGCAGGGTAAATATGTGCAAATGCAGGGAATCGAACCCCAATAGCCGAAGCGACGGATTTACAGTCTGCTGATTTAACCACGTTTACCATCATTTGCGTTTTGCCCCTGTATTCGGTCGGGTGCGTACCGCGTTCACTACTGCACTATGCAGCGGCTTTCATTTCAAAATTGTTGCCTGTTATAGCTTTTGTCCTCAATTACCCTACGTCTGCCAATCAAAACCAGACACCCCCAAGATAACGGTACTATCGCGACCGGTTAGCGCACTTGGCGAAGCGGTGGAGGTGGTGGGAGTCGAACCCACGTCTTAACAGTTTCAAATAACGTCAACGAACGATACAAATATAACACAAATGTATTAAATAACAATACCCTGATAAAAATAAATTCATCAGGGTATTAAAATATTTTCATTCGGTTATGCGTTCGTTGCCTGTGCAGGCATTCCGGTTATCTGTAAATTACAACTGAATGTTGATTTATCATTGTCAGGAAACGAAGCATCCAGACCTGAAATCAACGCCTGATAAGTCAGTTCTTCAGCTCCAACTACATCAGCGGCGGCAGTTTCATCTGCATACTCAGTTAATACAACTGCGACTTTCGTGTGAGCGTTCACCGCTGCCCGAAGTTCCCAATATCCCTTTAATGTTGCCTCTTTTGAACTGGACGCAATACCCTCAACGGATAGCGTTTCATTGATGCGCCCATACTCAAATTCTGAGTGTTTACCGCTTAATTTGTTACTGATTTCGATCATCGTAGCGGCTAACGATGAACTTACTGAAGTCTGCCCAACAAGCAAACCACCAGCGACTTTAATTAATACCCGTGTTCCAATTTTTGTAGCCATGACTTAAAATTTTAATATTTTTGAACTATACGTATAACTCGAGACCCAAATTTAAACAAATTATTCGATATTAAAAAGTAACCTAATCAACCCAACATTTTGCGCGCCTGTTTCGGTCTGAAATTCGGTCGTCGTTGAGTTATTTAACTCACATGACATTACTTTATGTGGTGCGGTCAAAGCGAATGGCGATCCGTTATTTACGATTGATAGGACGTTGTTCATGTCGGCAAACAATCCGGTTAATGAATCAACATCCTGATAAATGATCTGGATAAGAACATCAAGCCGATAAATGTAGCTTGTCTTTGGCCCGATTTCTTCCTGATAAATGTCACTGATATAAATGTAAGGATAAACCGCCCCGATTGCCTTTGGCATTCGCGTGTACACGTTTTTACCGGTTGCCGTTGCAAGTGCCGGAACTAATGCGGTGAGAAGTATTTGTCTGATGTCTTTCATTTCGTTACCCCAGGTTTTAAGAACTTACCAAACTTCAAATCGTTAGTCATATCGTCACCGACTGACTTTGTTATGTCAACATTTTTCATGCCCCAATAAAGGAACGAATCACCTGACCATCCAGGATGATTAACACGTTTACCAAAAAACGCTTTCCCGTTGCTCAATACTTTCCGGTTCTTCGCTTCGATAACGTGCGGGCGGCTCCCAAATTCAATAGCCGGTGCATATTCAACATTCGTACCTATTGCCAATTCATTTGCAGCAAGTTTAACCGTACTTAAATCTGACTTATAAGATTTGCCTTTCGTGTCCGTATAAGTCAGCGAATTATCAGGACGGTTAATATGCTTTTGCCCTTTTACAAAGATTGAATTTTTAAGCCGCGAAGTAATGATATGCCCGCGACCTGTCAACCGTAATTGAGCCTCTGACTTAATCTTGAAAGCAACTTTAATCAATGCCAGATACATAGATTCGCCCGCGCCTTTTTTCACCAAATCAAATTGATCTGATAAATGTTTCAGCGTTCGCGGGTCTATTCCTATCTGTATGTTATTTGCCATCTGTGAACCTCTTTTTTACGCCTCTGTACGGGTCTTATTTGCGCTCATTTGCGATAACGGTTATTTCTTTCTTTGCTTCATCGACATTCTCAACGTTCACAATGCGAAAGGTACGACCTGAGAAAGTTAATTCCTTCACCCGGGTAATGTCATCAGCGGCAAAATACAGAAATGAGAAACGATATGAAGCGGTTGAAGTTTCAAGTCCGTAACTCAAAGATTCTCCCATACTCAACTGCCTAGCTGAACACCAAGCAACCCGCGTAGTTTTCGTACCTTCAGTAAAACCACCGATTCCATCCGGAGTCATTGCGCCTGGCGTTACAATTGTAATCCGTCTATTTAGTTTTCCTGTGTTCATCCGATTCAAGATAAGACCCGACAAGTGCGCTGATCTGACGGGAAGCGTGTCGGGTGTATTGGGTTTACATTAAACAATATTTAGCCAAATTTGCATATGCATTTTCATTCAGTTCAGTAATTGAACCCTCGAAAGTATTACCACGGTTACGATATTTCTCATCAATGATTTTCAGAAGTTCGGTATCAATGCCCTCTGGTATTGTTCCTGATGTTACATACTTAATGTAAATACCTTGCTGATTTTCACCAGACAGATAAGTTGATTCCGGATAAATAATAAACTGAGTTAATCCGGTTTTCTTGTATGAGGTTGAAACAACATCGTTAATCTTTACTTCAGTTATTGAGGCATGATCTGGATAAGGCAATACAATTTCATCAGCTATTTCTTCATTAAAATATTCAATTGTGCGAGCCACTAAAGATAATCCGGTAAATAACTCGGCCTGATGACGAACCGAAGTAATTAACTTCGTAATCATTGCATCCTCATCCGAATAATCAACCTTTAACCATGTTTTAGCTTCGGCCAACGTTATCGGCTCTGTTGTTACTGTTCCTAATTTTAGTTGCATATTGTTGTTTTAAAAATGCTTGAATAGTGACAAATCTAATTAATTCCTTATAACGTTACCATTATCAACAATGGTTTTTTTATTTCCTGATACTGATTTTCTTGTTGATGTACTTTGGTATGCTGCGTGTTTCAACAAAATAATAGATGTGTATGGCCCTAGTGTTACTGCCGTGTGATCTGCATTGTTTACAATATCTCTATAATTTTGATCTAAAATAACTGTTTTATTTTCGTTTGTGGCATTATACTCAAATCTAATGTCAGACTCTGATGAAATTGAAAATGGAGATTTGTGAGAATTAGCATCCTGATTAGTAAATGACTGCCAGCTTGCAAGTGTTCTATATACATATCCTGTATTTGGTTGATATGTAAAAATAGTGTTAGCATCGTCAATAGGTCTTGCATAATAGTTATTTGTTGCAGTTCCAAAACTTGCAATATCATTCATTGGTGAATAAATGTATAAGCAATATTGATTTGTCGATGCGTACTTTGCAACGAATATGTTTCTGGTTAAAGTATTGCGAACGATATTATTTGCAGATTCAGAATTGAGAAATGTAATTCCTCGTGCATTATTATAACAAGTATTATTTTGAATTATATTGTCATGCCCTTTGTGTATTTTTATTCCAGAGCCATTACAATTAGATATAGTGTTGTTCTGAACAGTTATACCATTAGCATATTCATCTAAATAAACACCCTCTCCCTGTCCTGTTTTTCCATTAGTTCCGTTATTATTAGCTTGAACATTTAAAATAATATTTCCATCAATTACAAGCGACGTGTGAGTGCCTCCTGTGTAAATACCACCACCATCAGATACAATTTTACATGGATTATTTATAAAATTATTTCGGATAATTGATCCAGTACTATTGTATGATCCTATGTAAATCCCATTATATCCAATATTTTCAATTATATTATTTTGAACCAACGCACTACTAGGCTCACCGATGCTTATTGCATTATTTCCTCCAGAGACACTCTGCCCTTCAATTATACCGATATTCGTTATAGTATTTCCTGTAATAACAACATTTGGACGATTACTTCTAATTGCAATTTTAGCACAATCAGATATTTGATTGTTTGTAACTGTATTAGAAGTTCCTACCGCCCAAATACCATTCATTCCTGCAAATGAAACCACACAATTATTTATTGTATATCCTGTATTTGCTTCTGTTGATTTTATTGCAGTATCAATGCAGCCTATGAATGATATATCTTGAATTGTAATATAAGGATTTGAAGAAGTTGCATTAACCAAATTACTAACAGTTGCAACCTTAACTGTTTTACTTGTTGGATTAGTTACTCCAAAGTACATATAAAATTTACCTGTGCTTGTACTATGATACCATTCTCCTAATTGGTCTAATGTCCTTAAATCGTTCTGAATAAAATAGCCATAATTAGCAGTTGCATTTTGAGTTGATCCTAGGTTGTTATAGGTAAGTACATCTCCGCTATGATTTGTAATCAGGCATCTATCCAATGTCCAATCATTTTTACGGATTACGATTTCTGCTCCTGTCCAATTAATTGAAGTGCCTAATCCAGTATCTGTAATAGAAACATTCGTATTAAATGATTCGTAAGTAAGATAAGTAGAATTGGGAGATCTTCCCATTGCGGTATTTACACCATCAACCGTAACCATGTTCGTTTGGGCTTCTGATGTAATAACTTTAGAATAAATACCACCACCTTCATTTGTCCATTCTGAAATAGTTGTAAGGCCAGTAATAATTGGATTTGCACCTGTTCCATAAGCCCCGTAAGTAATAGGATTACCGGAAGTTCCTGAATTATGAACAGTGATAGTACCAATAAATGTTTCACCTTTATTAAATAAAATCTGATCTCCAGCCACTAGTGTAGATTGATCAAAGGCATCAAAGGCTGATTGATTAGCAATCTGATACACCGTTGCTAGTGTTGTTAATTTAAACAGCACTAGTATTATTAATATTATTAATTGCTTAATCATTAGCTATCCAAATAAAAGGAATTGAATTATATTGCGTTGCAGCCGATGCTGCAAAAGAATTAGGCAACGATGTCTGCGTGGCTATAAATCCACCTAATTTAATTGAATTTGAAAATAAAACAGACGTTGCCGGAACGAGCACCGAACTACCGTAATACCCAACAACGGCAGATTGAGCCGAACTACAGTATAGCCACCCAATTGCATATACTCCGGGAGGCAATATTATTGGCGATGGTAATGCTTTTGTTCCAAGTGCGTCAACGGCAGTTTTAAATACACTAGCATCATTTGCAGTTTCTACAATTTTCGTAAAGGTTCCATTGGATGCGACGGAATAAATACCAAATCCATTGTAGTCACTTTCAGTGAATGCCCCCTGCGATTGCAACACCCAATGAAATTTTGTATATCTTGTCGAATCTGGAACCTCAATAAGCATATAATAAAATCTTTGAGAAGTAAACACCCCAGTAGCCGTCAGCCATGTTGTCATTGCGACTGGGAAAGTTACTGTACTTCCATCCAATAAGTATTTAAGTTTTGATATTGGATTTTGATTGGCTACATGGATAATACTATCAACTTCTGTTTTATTATAAGCAATCGAACTAAATGGAATGGTATCTGTTAGTTGAAGATACGTTGCATCGGCTTCTGTTTGAGTTAAAACAATAGATGTATCTGCCTTAGCATCTAAAGCAGTTTGCAATCCAGTTACTTTTGATATTGTAGTCTTTCCACCTAACTGAGCAAATGAAACCGATACTATCAGCATCAGAATCATAATTGATAATAACTTTTTCATTATCCTAATGCTGTTATTGCGTCAGTGACTTCTTTGTTTGTCGTAAATCCGGTAGTTACTCCGACTGTCCAGGCTGCCGGAAGATATGACTTATGCATGATTGCTGGACCAACGTAAGGAACCAATTTAATACCCTCTGAGTTGGTGGAATAGTCCGCACGTGGAAATTGTTTTGTATAAGAATACTGTCCGCCAACGACTATTTGATAATCGTCACCTGCGCTTTTCGTTAAAACTACTGATTCTACTGCCATGACTATTTAATTTTATTGCGTTTATAATTTGGTTCAATTGCTTTGTTGAGTACTTGCGCTAATTTTCGCCCTTCAATTGTAACGGTTACGGGCGCTGATTGGTGTTCAGTTATCGGCTCAACATATCCCTGTTCAATCATATATCTTGCGCTCGATTCAGATAGTTTTACTTCCGAATAAACTTCAATTCCTGCATACTCTTTGATCACTTTGTATTTCATTGCTATAAGATTTGTGTGAACCGTACAGGGGAAACGATCCCCTGTTAATTCCAAATACGGTTATTATCTAGGCTTTAAACCCAGTTTCCCTTTTAAATTCGTGACTCCTGTCCCTGAAGATATACACCTGACTCGATAGTATCTAAATCCAGAGGTTGCAAGCTCCCATGCATAATTCGATACAGTACCGGCATTATTTAAGGTAATAGACGAACCATAGTTATACCAAAGTACATTATCATCACTAACCTGGAGCGATGCCGTAACTGTCGCTGTACCTGATGCGTTTGTTCCTGACAATTCAATAGCCAATGTTTGATTACTATATATAGCCTTTGGCGTTGCAACTGCCATATAAACTGTTTCAGTATTAGTCGTTGTGTCATTCACAAAAGAAGTGAATCCCCCAGATACTTGCGCCTGACTGAACATTGTAATCAGTCCAAAAAGCGCAATAAAAATAAACTTTTTCATATTTTTAAAGTGTATTAAGGGGGATATTTCACCCCCTGTTTTGGTTATACAAATGTAATAGCTGCAATTGATGCGGCAATGTCCGCAACATGAATTAAGGCGGTTTTATCCGGGCCTTCAACAACAACCTGATTTCTCAGGAATAGAACAGCTGTATAAGTATCGTCCACGAAGTCTGTTCCATTCATTTGACTGAATTTTACTTCGAGGTTACGTTTCCACCATAACTGAATCTTTGCAGAGTCGGCGATGGTCATCGTGTTTACAGTAACAGCGGTTGATTTAACAACATTCAAGCCAGATATTGAATACTGACCGTTCACATCTTTCACGAAAAGATACTGACCCTGATTGTCTTTTGCACGTTTGAATTTGCCGAAGTCTTTCGGATTCATCCACAAAACGTTCATGCCGCGTTGTTCAGATAATTCGCCCTGCAAAATCATGTCATCAATCAAATCGCCGATATTGGCATCGACTACGCCGTTTGCGCCAGTTGTTCCGGTAGTTGCGGCACTGTAAGCAGTTGCATGACCTTTAATACCATAAATATGGTTAGGGTTAACGCCGTCAGATCCATCACCACCGTAACATTCAAGGTCAGTAAATAACATTGCTTTTTCTTGCATTTTCATGCGGAAAGCAGAAGTAACATATTCAGCATCTTCCAAAAGTTCGGCAGTAAGCGGCAATTTTGCACTTATCTTACACATTGCGCGGGTCTTTTCGGTAGCGGTACCAGTGTCAGCATTTGCCTGCCCAGCTCCTTCGCCAACATAACCCACGTTCGAAGTGTAAGCACCTTCTACCCACAATACGCGGTTTTTATCGTTTCCGATAACACCAACATTAAGATAAGGCATGAAAGCCAAGGCGCGTTCAGGATTGAATTTAACTTGTAACCGCTGTTGAGTCATGTTAATAGTTCCGGTAATGTCAGAAGTAGCGGCTTTAACCTGGAACATACTTTTAGTCTTAAATCCGGATGCTTTGGCATCTTTAAACTCTTTCGAGTCGAACAGTTGACGAATAGTCTTTTCAAGTGAAACGGCTTCTTCGTCGTTCTTTTGCATCCTTGACTTCTGAATCTCGATATTCTGATCATCAAGTTGCTTTTGCATGACTTCTTTTGCGGCCTTCATTTCGTCAATTGACTTTTGAAGTTCAACGGCTTTGGCTTCCAAATTGGCATCAATTGCTTTTTGCATTTCTACCTGTTTTGCCTGAATCACTTTACCGTGAGTTTCTAAGGCTAATTCCAATTCTTTCTTTTCCACGTTATAAATTTTAAGAGTTTAATAATTTCAATATGTCATCAGCTTTCATTTGCGGCTCTTCTTTCGGCGGTTCTGTCTTTCGAGCGAGAACGGAAAGAGTTAAGTCTTTCAATTTTAAAAGCTCATAGTTTATGTTTTCATTTCTGATAATAGCAATCAATCGGTTAAATTCTTTTTTGATAAAATCCTGTTGTTCTTCTGATTTCATACTGTCAATAGTAGCATATTCATTCATCGCAATAGTTACGATGCTAACTTCGTAAAGTTTAATTTTAGTTATTACACGAATATTTTTACCATTTATTTGTTCGTAATGTGATTCGATTACTTTATAACCGATTGACATTTCTTTGTAAATTTCCTCTTTGATTTTTATTTGCAAATCATCTTCAGCAGCACTAATCATTACAGAAAGAAACAATCCTTTTACATCCTCATTAATGACTAAAATCTTACCAACTGCATTATGAATGTCATGTTGGAAACAAAAGGCGATCCTTCCAGCACGCTCGACGAGTGTTTCTAAAAACGAACCTTGTTTAATTTGATCGTCACCGTCGTCAATGTCGTTGAACGTTGCGCCATATCCATTAATTATAAGATTACCTGAATCATCAGATTTTACTTCTGATATTTGAAACGATTTAAATTCAAGTTCTTTCATTATGTGAGTGTGTAAATTTTCGTTAAATGTAAATATTTATTTCATATTTACAAAATTTCGTGTAAAACTGTGCAGCGACAATTCACAACTTCTTCGGCTGGTCCAGCCGGATCTCCCGGGAACAATAACCCATTTGCAAAACGTTCGTCTTTCTTATACCCGCCACGCTGAATTGAATCCTGTTCAGCCATTATATGCGTAGGTCTGATACCCTGCAAGTGCGAAGTACTCCAATATTTCCGATACTCTAACCCAGTTGAATCGGCTGCATAGGTTGACGCTTGATTGCTTGCGCTGATCATTTCAGTCTGTGCGATTGCTTTAGCCCGCGCGCGAACGTTGCCGCGAATACTGGCCCCAATTGCATCAGTTAGCGATTGACGTATTTTATCAATTCCATAACCGCCCAATTCACCCTCAGTCATTACCGATTGAATAACGTTATTAATCCGCTCAGAGGTTGTATTTGTGATTGTGTTAATTCGTTTGGCATAATCATTCGTCCCGACAAGTTGTTGCATGTGTCGCTCGTAAATTGACAAATATAAATCGTCTTCCAAAGATTTCACCTGATTTTTTTGTGCTAACATATTTTTTCTTGTCATTTGTCCCAATCGCCCAGACATTGGATAAAACTGTTCAAAAAATTGTTTGATCGGTTGCTCGCTAATTTTTATGTCATTCCACATTGACGGCGATAAGTCTTTGGCACGGTCTAAGAATTGAGTGTATTGCAAACGCAAAGCAGCCTGAACTAATCGTATGCCTTTGCGCTCGATTGCGTTGCGGGTGCGAAGGTATTGGATTTCAAATTTGCGGGTGGAGGTTTTCATTTCTTGTAATCGCTAAAGTCTTTCTTTGTCGGGTCTTGATCATCCAACGGATCCCCGTAATCACTCAAAAAAGTGTCTCCCATCCCAATAACAGGCTCATCCATCAAAGGATTGTCAATCGGCTCTTTGCCTGTTACTTTGCGAATCTCGTTGTAAGACCATCCGGCGGCTTTCATCCAATTGACCTTAATTTGCATTCCTTCCTGAAGTTCTTCAATTTCGGAATAATCCCAATCCCAATATAGACCCTGATATTCGGATGTATCGTAAATAGTACACGCGTTAAATGTTTCGGCAATTGCATCAAGGTTTGGCATAAGGCAGTCAGTCCACATTGATTTACGAGCCTCTTGCATGTTGTTGTAAGTCTTTTGACCATATCCAAATAATTCAGGAGGCGCACCATAAACAGCACAAAGCGCAATGATACCCGCGTTGCTTGACTCAATGATAGTCATATCAGCAAGCTTTTGCCCTAAATCCAGTTTTCCAAATTTGTCTTTTAACACTAACGGCAATGATCTATTGTTTTCCTTTGCAGCGTTTTTGATCTTTTTTACGATCTCATCCCTTTGCGGATCGGTCATCCGGTTTTGCATTGGATCGGTTGAACTTTCTTTGTAAAGGATATACGGTGGCCCCTGGTTCTCGAATGCTTTTGTTTCTGTAATCTCAATCTGGTTTAATTTCGATACAGTGTTTGCAGCCGCGCGTAGTGGGGACATCCCGTGAAGAGTACGCTCATCATTCCAATTCGGATTGAATAACTTGCCATGATAAACCGATTCAACAGGTAACTCAATATTGTAGTTTCCTTCAATCTTATACCCTCGCACCGGATCAAAGATTGTTCCCTCAATAATTTCAACGTCAGCAGCAGGAAGTAAATGTAATTCTGATACTTTCCCCTTATTTGCCCCAGCATCAGGTGCGAGTTTATACACGAACCATTCACCGATAACCAGTTTATAAATCAGCATTTGAGTAATGGCATCGTTAGTGGTCAGCGATTTATTAAATCTATCACGAAACTTCAATAGTTCGTGTGTTTCGACTACATTTCCGGCCTGATCTTTTAGCACTAACTTAGCCTGTTTACGCATTGCATCAATCCTTGAAACAATCGAATAAACAGTGGTATTCGCTGAATATCCTTTCTTTAGATAAGCATCCGGATCGTCTGGAATGTTGTTAACATTGCCTGAGTGTATCCAGTATTCATAAACAGCTTGCTGAAGTGGATTCTTTTTTAACCCTTTGAAAATATCGAGGAATGCCATATCTGTATATTTTTGCGAAAATTACAAAATAAATTTACAAATACAAAATATGATTATTGGTTAAAGTTCATCCCATCCAACATCAACGCTACCACCGGACTGAGCAAAGTCACCAAGTGAATACGCATAACGGCAAGCGTCTTTTAAATGGTTCATCCAATCCTTAGGCGTATTGTCGAAACGCTTGTTAGCAGTTTGACGGTTTGGCGGCAGTTCCTTCCACTGGTAGTATTTATTTTCACGGATCAGGTTTAAACTTGACTGAGTTACCAATACCTTATGAGCCTTCAAAAAGTCAATACCTGCCATAATTGAGCCTGCCCCCTTTTGCGCTTCAATTGCATTTATCCCTAACCTTCGAAGCTCTTCGATACTTTTAGGCTCCGCTGAATCACAAATAACTACTTGACCTTTGTACCCATCGGCAAACATAAACGATGCAATATCAGGATTAGTCAATCCAACGCGATATAACCGCTCATCAAAGTAAATTCTGTTTTTCCATTTGATAGTTTTAACAATTGCCGTCGGATCATTTGAGAACCCGAAATCAAGACCGTACCAATGCCCATCAATTTCAGGGAAACGCTCAATATGTTCCCATATCGGAAATATACGACCCTCAGTAATTCCACCCCATTCACCAAGAGCATAAATTTTATAATAGTTCTTATCAATATGCTGATAACCTTCTAATTCTGCCTTATATGCCTCATCAATAAACCTATTATCTTTGTAAGTAGTATGTAAATTTGTAGTTCTTGTAAGCATATCCGGATTGTCGAAAAAATATGCTTTTAGAAAATGTTCTTCATCAATCGGGTTAAATGTATTTGTCATTTGTAACCCATCCTTACCACGCAGTCGCAAATTGAGCTGATTTATATCTGCCTGAGTTAATTCGCTTGCTTCCTCATTCCATATGCGAGTAATTCCAGCTATTGATTTAATTTTCTCCTGATCATCCATTCCCTTAAATAGAATCTGGCTCCCATTTGTTAAAGTAATGAATTGAGTTGATTTATTTTCAGTGTAGAAGTCATCAAGACCCCATTGGTTTAAGACTGAAACAAATAAACTTATAACTGAATCTTTCAGCGTACTTGCAACCTTGCGAGTAACTAATAATTTTTCAGGTTTTTCAAGACATTTTATTATTTCATGCTGTGTTTGTGTATATGATTTGCCAGAACCAGCACCGCCCCAATTGTTTACAAATCTTGTTTTAGCTTTCCTAAGATCGTAAATTAATGGATTAAATAGCTTGTCTTGATGAGTATGAAGATCAATTAACATTAGTCTAGTGATGGTGGTTTAACTTCGATAACTGATAAACTGCCTGAAATTTCCTGGCTAATCTTATCACCATATTTTTTAGGCTGCATTTTAGCCAATATCCATTTACGAGTATCAACCCTCAACCTAGATCTCTGTATGTGTTCAGAATTTAATATTTCGATCTCAGTTTCTCCCATTAGTTTCTTCATAAAATCATTGGAACCGTCATCAGCAATATCAATCATTTCATCAAATAAAATATCTGATCTGATCTCACACGCGTAGTTATAAAGCTCCTTTAGCTTGTCTGATTTAGATAACCATTGAAAAAATGTAACATAACTAATTTGAGAATCTTTAACGGCTTTATTAAACGAAATAGTTTCATCAATAACCCGATTACAAATATCGGTTATAATGACTTCTTTCTCTTCCTCTGTATAATTATAAGGTCGTGCCATAAAACTCAAAATTAATAAATAAATTCGACTTCCCGATTAACTGGCCTGATATTTTCGCGTTCATTGTTTAGGGTATTACCATCAACGAAAAGTATTTCACAATTGATCCCGATAATATCCTGGGCTAAAAGTACGTTAAATTTACCTTTAGCGTTCTCAACTGTACGACAAACATGAGGCTTACCACGTACTTTTTTAACTACGTATTTTCTATCAGATAGCAAATGGTAATCATTTAATGACAGTTTAGGTACTGGAATACCTTTTACGTTCCATTTATCAAGCTGATCATTAACAAGTTTTTTAAGTTCGTCAATCTTTGAAATAGGGCATCTAAAAGCAACCATTTTAGTTTGCTCATTATACTTACGCTTTGGCCCTGAATTGGTTCTTGTTCCTCCTTTGCTCATATCATTTTAATTAGTGTTATGCAAATGTACTAATTTATTGAATACGCTATACAATTAATGCAATATTATTGAACATGCTATACAAAAATACGCTAAAACACCAATAAACATTGGCATAGTGCAAAAGTGCAATTATTTTCCTATTCTCTGCTATATTTAAATATAATTTATTTTTAAATTCATTTCTATTATATATTATATTTATACTTTATACTGATATACTAAAATAATTGCACTTTTGCACTCTATTAATATTAGTAATGGTTACAGACTGAATTGCGTATTACGTTATTTAAATAAAAATGCACTCTTAATACCAATATAGCCCAATTTTAACTTTATATTGAATTTTTAATTGTTTATATAAATTGACATTTTAGCGTATATTTAAAAATATATCAAATATATATAAAAATCGTTTTGAAATATAAAAATAAGATGTATATTTGCTGAACAATCACCGGCGACGTTGCTGGGGTAAAAACAAATCGATATGAAAGAAAATTTAAGACGTTTACAGTTAATTTTCAGGTTTACCAGATTGAAGCCTGAGATGTTTTACAATATAAGCGTAACGGCTTATGAAATTTACCTACAAGGTAAAGCTAAAAACATAGAACCACTTTGCGATGAATTAAAGTTGACACAGCAAGAAGTAAACACAAATTTTTACTCACGGAACAAATTAACGTTTATCGCATCATGAACCACCTCGCCTCACTCCGCACTAAATTTTCAGACGAAATAACCCAATACGGAATTACTTCTGTAACTGTTACCGATGGCCGTGTTTACATTGAATCGACTGAAAAAATACCTTATGAATTGTTTAACGCTATTGAATGTGAATTGCTATGAACGAAATTAAAGTAACGAAAGAAGCTGCAGAGGCACTCGAAATAATGAAGTTTGAGTATTATAAAGAGGGCGTAAAATCTGGCCGCGCCTACCTCACCGACATCACTCACCGAAATTACGAAGCAACAAAACGGAGGGGATTGATAACCAAAACGACGTGCGTACTTGAGTTTTGCGATAAAATTGACGAAGAAAAAAAAGAACTTCTCGACTCTTATATGTGGGATTCGTTTGACCCGTCTGAACTTGCCGACATAACCCTCGTTTGTTTTGCAATGGCTGAACATTACGGCATTGATTTAATTGAAGAAATGAGAAAGAAAACTGAATTTAATGAGAAACGGCCATGAGCGAAAAAAGTAACGAACCGCAAGTAAGGACGTTTAACGGCTACACCGTAACAAACTCAGGCAAAGTACTCCGGCCAAACGGCACCGAAGTACAAGGCACACGAATCGGCAAAAACGGTCATGTAATTATGACTTTAGGCGGTCGCACTGTTTACCTTGCACGCTTAGTTTACTGCCTGTTTAATGGGTTGGATTATGACGCTTTTTTCGGTCGAATCCGGTACTATGGCAGTTATGAAGATTGCTCTTTGAAAAACATTTTTGTCGTATCAAAGCCTGAACGAAAACAGGCAAATCCGAAACGAGTTATTGACTCATGGGAAATTCGCACGTTATATTGCTCTGGTCTTTCGGCGGCTGAAATTTCACAAATGGTAAACGTGCCTGTATCACGGATTAAATTTATGTGCCAGGGGTTTGAGTCGTGTGGGATGGAAGAGATTATCCAGATAATTAAGATCGCAGGAGCGTATAAGCAAAGCGATAAATTTTAGGATACATTGTACCAATTTGAACCCTTTTATAACGCTCCCGCCAATACACGCAGGATGGGATTACGTGCAAAATCCTGTCCGAATTGCGATACTGCACACGCGAAACTCAAACGCTCGAAAACCTTCAGTCGCCCAGCTTGCCGGGTATTTGGCTGTTATGGGTTAGGGCTTAAA